ATTTGTGGGGGTTTTCGGGTTGTGGAATGTGGCGGTGGGTGGTGAATGGTGATTGCTGACCACTTTATAGGCGGGAATTTCCGTTTTATTCTACAAGTGGGGTATTTTGTTAGGAATTTATTTACTTTGTAGTATGGAAACTAAACTAACCGATATAATCAAAACTGCTCAAAGTTTGGGTTATACAATAGACAAAAGACCTAATAAGTTAAATATCATAGGGGTAAGGAACTCAGGTGCAACTAGCCAAGATAAGTTTGATGACTTGATTGCTTATTTTACCTATGACAATAATGGAAAACTAATTGGCAGGGTGGTATCAGGAACTACTGACCCTTCTACTGCTTTTTTGAAAAGCCCTATCAACTTGAAAGGTGCTGCTATCTTAAAGAGCGGTCAATACAAAGATGCCTACCAACTTGGCTTACACAGAAACAAGTATGAAGCCTTAGTTCAAAGAAAACCTGTAACGGTTATAAGGGACGCTGACAGAAACTCTTTAATAAATTACTTAGCTCCTACACAAACAGGCTTATACGGAATCAACATACACAAATCAACAAAAGGAAAGTCTAACGAGGATATAATAGGTATTGATAGTGCAGGTTGTCAGGTATTCAGAAATATTCGTGATTTTGAGGATATGATGCAACTAGCTAGAATCAGTAAAAATAAATACGGGAACTCTTTTACTTACACGCTAATAGACCAAAGAGACCTTCTCAAACTAGCTAACACAACCGTTCTTTTACTTGCGGGTATAGGTTTAGTTGCTACATCCATCTACTTATTTATTAAAAAGTCTAAATAATGACCGAATACAAACCCAAAGACTATATACTCATTTTAGTCGTAGCTGCCATCATAATCGTAGGTATTGAATCTTTCAAGTCTAAAGGTCAAACCCCTCCTGTAAACCAAAAGAAAGGCAGAAATATTATCATTGGGGATAGTCATGGGGTTGGCATTTCTTTTATTACAAAGAGTGCTAAAGCGGAGAAAGGTCTAGCTAAAAGCGGTTGGACTTTGGCAAATGTTCTAGCTGCCCTGAAGACAAAAGATGTGGATAATGGTGTGTCTAGAGTGTTTATATCTATTGGAACAAATGGTCAATTCAGCTCTACTGATGACATAAAAGGCTTAGTAAATACTATAAAGGCTAAGTTCCCAAATGCAACTATATACGTTTATGGGGGTTCTTTTGGGTGGAGTGGTTCTAGGAGTAAAGCAACCTTAGAGAGCAGGTTCGCTGATTACTACAAAAGATTTAAAGATTTGGGGGTATATGTAATGAAAAATAAGCTAGGCTACTTTACTACTGACGCTGACGCACATTCTGTTAAAACTAATCAAGCTAAAGCTATAGCTCAGGAAATTGACGAACTGAGCAAATCTTAAACATTATTCTCTTCTAAGCACTTATCACAAAAGATATTCCCATCTAGCCTTTTGCCATGCTTTGAGCATATGTCATACTCCTTTTCATATTCGTCTAAAAAATCTAGCCCTTTATAGTCACTATGGTGCTTTTTCATATTGTCTATTAAATGAACCCAAACTATAGATACTATAGCTGCAGCGAGAAAAGAAATTAATATACCTATCATTTTATTAGTTTTCTTGACGTAAATAATTGTGATAAAACACTAGCTTGTATAACAGATTAATCGAGTGATATATGTTGTAGACAGGTATGTGGTGTATGAACAAGTGGTCGATTACCTTCCTATCTTCATAGATAGCTTTGTATAGTGTCATTGAAGCTAAGTTCTGTAGTATGTACAGCTTTGGGTTTTCTATTACCAAAATGCTGATTGTGATAAGCAATCTTTTTAAAACCATAGACATCAAATAATTGAAAATCAATAGTATAAGAAGTATTTTCATAGGTTATTTGTTTTTTATAATATCGTAATAAAATGAATTACTATCTTCTGCAACCCATCTGTCTGATTGATTTTCTACAGAATGAAGTTCGGTGTCTACCTTAAACTGCTTCAGGTCTTCAGGTAATGATTTTGTTACAAAGTTAGAATCCTTCCAAAATATTCTGTTGTTTGGCATACACAATAAATATCCGTCATCTGATTCTAGTATATGACCACACTTGTAATCTGAAGGCTCATCACTATACGGGTTATCATACCAATCTATTGTTAGAATGTAAGTAGCCCATACTTTACTACCATCTCTAAGTACAACCTCTGCTCTATGAAATGCTAAAAAATCATATTCGATTACTGATACATTTTCACTAAAACAATCCCATAATTGTTTGTAATTGAATGGAATATCATTTGTGGGTACTTTTGTGTATATCTCAGATAATGGTACTCTACTTCTTAACATACCTGAATCAGTTAGTACATGGAATGTAAGTATCTTTCCCCCGCATGATTGAATACCAAACACATAGACATTGTAATATTCATTTTCATCTTTTTGGTCTTTTGTGAAATATGATTTTTTTACTAGTGCTTTGAAACTCGGAATATTTGAGTTTAATTTCATTTTATCTGATTTAGTTTTTTGATTCTAATTAGTATCTTATGTTTGGTTTCACTGCCGAAAGTCCAATCAGCTTCTTCTATAAACCTAATATGCCGTTCATTTAGCTTATTCCACCTATGTAGCAGGACGAACTTAGTGTACGCAAAACTTATGTCGCACATTTCGAAAAAGGCAATACCGATGAGCTTTTGGTATCTGCCAATCAAGTAGCCTGTTAATAAGGTAAGTGCAAAAAGTGTTAAATATCCCATTTTTATGGTCTTTTTTTGTTAATTAAAATGTTAGTTATTCGGGAATATCAGGTAGAGAACCTAGTGTATTACTTACAGAGGCTTGTTTAGTTGGGGCTATTTTTTTACCATCTATTACAATTACTTGCTTTTGCTCATCGTCCCATGCAATAGTCGCACCACCTTCTAAATGACTATCTAGCTCTACAGCCTTTTTGCCATGAAAATCTTTAGGTAACATCTTTGATAGCTGCACTAAGGCAATCTTTCTGAGCATCCACTTGTTAGGGTCTTTCTTATCGTTGAAATAAAGGTCATTATTGTACTTAGAAAGGTTTTGGATATTCATTATATCAAGTCTTGATAAGACAGTAAACTGATACTCACCATTTTTCATTTTAGCTACTGCATAGGCAAACTTAATCTTGTCTGAAGTTCTAGGTAGGTTGAAGTTAGGTTTGTGAACGATATTGGGTTCTAAGCCATAGGTAGGCTCAAATTCCTCTCCTTCGTATACTACTTCGGTATGTATGCGGGTTATTTCGCCACTTCTTAAAAGGATATTAACTAAGCCTTTGTAACCGATTAAAGGGGTAACAGATGGCTTACCATCTATTTTACGAGGTATCAGGTAGAACTCCCCTAGCATATCTGAAGGGATAAGACCGATTTCCGCTCCTGCAAGAATTGAGGCAAACATACTAGCAGGGTTTGACATAAAGGCTTCAAGTAGCTTTGGGTTCTTTTTTATTTCAGATAAGACTATCTGCTTAAACTGAGATACATCAATGTTATGTTTCTTTAAAAGATTAGGCAGCACACTTTGTTCGTACTGCTCTATGTTTTGCTGAAACTTTTGAATAGGAGTTAAAGTCTTGGCTACTGCAACTTCTTGTTGTTCTTGTTCTTCTTTTTTCATGGTTTATGCGTTGTATTTAAGTTTTGATTCTATGTAAATAATTTGTTCGTCTGTTAGGCTAGAGAAGTCCACTTTGGCATAGTCTTCGTTTAAAAGTAAATAAACCGCATCAATATGCAGCTCAGTCACTTCGCTATCGTCAATTAAATGATGTCCATGAAAGTCCTCTTCTCTATGGCGGGTTTCTACATTGTAGGAATATGAAACAAAGAGACCATCTTCAATCTCTTCTTTGTCTTTTATGAAATCGTATTTTTTACTCATTTTATTCTATATATTTTGGTGTACCTGCCTTTAACTTCACAGAAATAGTTTACCCATTGGAAGTTCTTTTTAAGCCAAATGATTTGACCACACAGGTAACATTTATACTTAAACATGGTTATACTTTTAGTAGTGTATTTCCTCTATAAGTGGAACTTCTGCTCTTTTATCACATTCATTAAAAAAGTGGCAACCCTGACACCTTTGATAAGTAGGTCTAGCCTCTAGCTTGTCGGGATTATTGTAAAAGAAGTCTATATAACGCTTCATTTTAGAAACATATTGTTCCTCGTGTAAAGTAATGTGCTCTTCCTGAATATTAGCTTTGATAATCTTTGCTTTATCAGGGTCTTTTGAGCTGAAAATAAAGAAGTAAAAAGGTATGTTTTCAATACCCTCTAAGTTCTTAATTAAGTACTTATAGTGAATAGGCTGAAGTAGTAGTTTTGGCTTATATACCAAAGACTCAGTATGCCACCCATACTCATTAAATTTGTCATCAATTAAGGAAGTATACTTAACATCAATGATGCAGTCCTCTCCTTTCCAATTAGCCCTAACGTCACTTATACCACTAGACCCGTCAAATAGCATATACTCACCGATTTTCTTGATTTCGATTTCGTGCTTTTTAATGATGTCTTTAAATAGTAAGGCTGATTGGTTTGCCTTTTCGTAATCTGCTGCTAACTTCTCTTTAGCTGTACCCTTGTAAACCATTTCAGGCTCAGGGATAGGGTCACCTGCTCTAACGTATTCAGTTGCTTTGTACTCAAAATAAGTACCTAACTTTTGTACCGCACTTTGTGGGGTTGATTTTCCCTCAAAATACTTTTTGAAAATAAGTAGACCACAGCCATTAACGTTTTGGTCGTAATAGTCTACAAGCTCTTTAAGAAGGGATTGGGAAAGGTTTGGTTTTTTCATTTTTATGGTTTTTATTAATAATCGTCTATTGGAAATTGTCTTCTCTTGTCATCATTAAATTGCTTTCTTTGATTGATTAAGTCCATAGCACTTTGTACATCGTCTAGCTCAATCTTTACGGCTGATTTTGATAACTCGTTTTCGTTTATAAATTTATGCTTTTCACAGTAAAAATTGTCAGAAACTTTTATGTGCATTAGCTTTTCATGGTTATAGGCTGAAGACACCCTAATCACCCCACAGCTCTGTAGTTCTTGCTTGTAAAATCGGCAGTTAAGACACCTCCTTACAATCGGCATTGATTTTTGGTTTAGGTAAAATTCCATAGTTCTCTCTCTCTTTAGTTTTAAAATAGTGTTATTTGTTTGGTATCATTATTGGGTTCTAAATCATATACTAATTTATAGTAAGTAAGTACGCTTTCATTTAATTGGTTTATGAATGTGCAGGTGTCCTGAAGTACAGTTGTCCTCGCTTTGAGGTATTTCCTTCTTTTAACGCTATCATATTCAACGCTTACCATACCATTAGACTTAAAATTAGCAATAACTTCTTTAGCTCTTTTGTCTATTAGGTCTATATGTGTTTGGAATTGATTTACAAAGGTTTCTCTATGTAAAACAGCCTCAGCAATCATTTCTCTTAGTTTCTTTCCATTTTCCACCATAAGAGCTAAAGCTGTACTACTTAGTGTATTAGCTATAGACCTCCTTTCAGCTTCAGTAAGGTCAGGGTACAAGTCAGCCAATCTCTCACAAAAGGTTTCAAATATTTCGTTTCTAAAAGTATTTTGCATAGTTTTGTATTAGTAGTTCCAACTGCAAGTTTTTACATTTTTTTAGAGAGTCGAGAGGTTTGTGCCAATCGGCTCTTCTTTTTTTGGTTTATCTATTTCCACTAGCTGTTTCCAATCAATACTTACAGAATCCAAATACATCTGCACTATTTCTCTATTTTTCTTTGTGTCCTTGTAATAAATACAATCAGTCTTGTAGCATATAAAGTCATTACCTAGCATATCAGCCATCACCATCATGTGCTCAAAGCACTCGTATCTGATATTATCATACACTCGCTGTAATACAGGCTCAAATTTCAGGACTACAGACTTGTTGGTCACTTCACCCTTATTAACTAAAAAATACTCCTTTTTGGAGCTTAAATTAGCAAGAGAGGCTAGTCTGAGGGACTTATCCTTAACCATTAACCCTTTTTCGTATGTTTTGCTGCTTATATACCCGTTTAAGAAGGCTATTCGCCAATAGGCATGGTCTAAGTCGGTAGCTGTTATTTTACCTTTAGCTTCTTCTACATTAGGATTCCAATAGTTTACGGGAAGTCTTTTTTTGGCTACTATCTTTTTACCAAAACAAAAGTCTTTGACCTCGTTCATAACGCTACGAAATATCCAAATATCTTTTGACGATGCTGATTTTCTGTTAGAAGGGAAAACGAACTTACGGTCACCCCAAATAAGTTCAGTAGAATAAGAGCCTCTTCTGTAGTAGGCTTTAGTGTTAGAGTGCTTTAATCTGCCAAAGATTAGGTCTTCAGATTTGCTTTTAATTATGGTTATGTTGTCTAAAAAATTCATGGTCTTTTTATGGTTTTTACTTTTTACCTTTCTTGATTTCGTCTCTCAAAACTTCGTATTTGACTTTTGAGAAAGCTCCCGATTGGTAGGCTAGTTTTAGCGAATCTAAGGCTTTTTTTACAGATTCATTTATTTTTTGATTTTCAGGTTTTTTGCTTCTAGCTTTTTTTGCAGCTCTAGCTCTTTTACGCTTATCCTTTTGTAAGTCTTTGAACCTCCCCTGAAAGTACCCTGATATAGACTGAGCAGCCTTTTCCTCTTTTTTTGTTCTTTCGTAATCTACTCCTTCAAATGTATCCTGTGGTGTATCATTTATGGTTAATACATAGTCCACAAAGTAATTAATCGGGTCTCCATTATTTTTCTTTCTAGGCTTTAGTTTTACGATACCATAAAAGTAAGCCACACCTGAATCGTTACCTTCCAAATAGTCTCTTATGTCATCTATAAGGTCAGCAACACCATTTGAGTAATAGTTATAATTACTTGTATTAAATATCCTCGTTTTGCCAATAAATCCTGCATTAACTCTAACGTCTAAACAATCAGGTAGGAAATTAGAAATATGCTTGTCTATTTCATAGTATTCAACGGCTGCTAGATACTGCTCAGGAAGTAGTAAAGGGTTACATACCTCTTTAGGTGGTAAGGCTTTAATTATACCCCTTAAATCCCTTTTTATTTCACTTACTAAAACTCTCTCTTGAGCCTTGAACTTTGGATAAAGTTGCTGAGAAACAATCTTTCTTTTGGCAGCTATGGATAGCTTTTGTTGATTGGGGTCTCTGTCGTTTTGGTTGCCTAATTCTTTCAGCAAGTAGTTATATAACCGTATACCTTTTAGCGGTTTTTTCTTGCTGTTGTTTGGCATAAAATAGGATTGGATTTTGTTCGGGGTGTAAATTTACTAATAAGATAGGTAAAATTCATTAACTAATATTGCATTTTCTCTGCCAATCAGTATATCGACCTCACTCCTATCCATATTTTTTATATTATTTAAGGCTTTATCAATCAAAACCAAAGCTATTATTTTGGCTGTAAAAGCAGGAAAACCCATTCTTTTTGCCTTCATAATTATTTTCCAATCCATACCAAAATTGATACTCACATTTGTGAGGATAGTTTCAAAGATTTTATAGGTAGGGGTATACTTATCAAAGCCATATTGATATATAGCATCTTCTTTAAGCCAACCGCTTTCTCTTAAAGTCTTTATAACTGATTTAGCTATCATGGTCTTGAATGTTTAAAAAACCTTCCGTTCACCTCTATTGGCTCTTCAAAAAAGTCTTTTCTAGATTTGGTTATTTTATAAGTTAAGATACCGATTGTAACACCCATTTGTTTGCAAAAATTGTCTTTGCCTTCAATTATTTCACCACTATTAATGTCCTCAAATACGATACCTGTTACTCTTTTGTGATTGTTACCCATCATTCTTTTGGCTTTATCAACTCTATATCCGTTGTATTGCTTTCTGTTTATTATTGCGTTATACATTACTCTTCTCCTTCTTTTTTTACCCTGTATTTTTTAATAAAATCAAAAGGAACAAACTTTTGAAGCTCAAATCCCTGCTGCTTAAAATTTAAGAAACGACCCCAATCTTTGATAAGTGACTTAGGGAAAACGTACTTTTCGTCATTATCTATGGTAAGGTGAATAGTCTTGATTTCTAGTGAATCGTCATTAATTATGTTCCAATTAAAGCCATAACCTTTTGTAGCATAGTGATAGTGCTTTTGGCTCTTTCTAGTTACATGAAAGCTATTGTCATGCAGGTATAAATTACCTATGTTACGTCTTCTGCCCTCGCTTTTAAGTTTTAGGAAAATGGTTGCACCTACGTCATATTTGTTTTCGTCTGAGAAGATTCGCATAAAAACTATATTTTCAAATCCGTCTTCTCTAGCAACTACTCTGCTACCTACTATCATGGTTTTGTTTTTTATGGTTTAATTAATTGACTACAAAGTGAATTTCCATACTACGCTTATCTAAACGTATGTACAGTTCAGTGTGCTTTTGCTCGTCTTTTTGTATTTCTAAATACCTTCCGACTAAAACTGCTGCAGCATCTAATTGCACCTGATGGTTGCAGCTATCAATAATTTTTGCTATCCAATCGTATAAATGGTCTGCTTGTTTCATGGCTTAAATTTAAAAGTTATCTGCTACTAAGCATAGCAATATAATAATAAAAATGCCAAAATAGGCAACTTTAGGACTCCAACTTTCTTGTTGATATTTGTTCATGGCTTTGATTTTTATGGTTTAGTAAGAGTGCATTGAATAGTCGCACCCCTATTTTTTTTTATTATCTTATATATAAATTAGATTCTTTGTCTTTTATTTGAAACTTTAAAATTTCTTTGTCGTGCCACATCATCAATAATTTTGTATATAATGAAGTATTTAATGGCAGCTTACATACCTTAGATTGAACTTCAATTTGCCCATCTAATTTTGTAATAATAAATTCGTATTTTTTTTGAGTTGTAATTGTGTTCTGATTTGTCATGGTCTAGATTTTTATGGTTTATGAGTGTAAATTTATATAAAAACGTAATACCAAAACAAATATTGTGTTAAAATCTTGTTAAAGCCATTAACATTAGTCTAAAAGGAACTTACAATACTCAGTCATCTTATCAGCGTCAAAGTCATTATAGTGCTCTTCAAAGTATAGGTAATAGTCAGCATAAACCTTCTTAATTTCCTCTTCTGAGTAGATTCTAAGCGGTTTGTCGGCTATGTCCTTAGAGGCTGCTTTATGGTTGTTAAAATTATCAGGGTTGTCTATATCCCCGCTCTGTTTGTGGGGTGCATCCATAATATCCCCGTCATTCCAATTAAAGCAATAACTAGGTATACAGTCATCGTCATTTTCAAATAATTCGCCACTATCCCTCATTTTAGTATACCAACCTAGCCCTTCTTTGCCTGTTTCAAGCAAATAGCCATACTCTCTTACCTTTTTGATGTCAGCCACTATTGAAGCCTCCATAGTGTTCCTAACGAGCCTTAAATTGCCCCCGCTGTAAAAAAATGAATAGGCAGGTTTGAAACTAGGTAAACCCGTCTGCTCAATCTTGTCTATTCCCTGTCTCATGTAATGTGGCAAATACACATCGTCATCGTCGAAAGTCACAACGTAATCACCACCCGCAAAAACTAAAGCATCCCTTCTGATTGCTCCAACATTTGTGTAAGGTTGTTTAGTTACTGAATCTATGTTTTCGTTTACAATTATGATATTATTGTCTTTAAGTACAGCAGCTTCATAAGGGTCATATAAGTGGTGGTTTGTGGGAAGAATAGTTGTATAAGGGTGCTCTACATCTGTATTATAGATTATTAGCTCTTTGTTTGGATAGTCCTGAGCTAAAAAACAATTCATGGCTCTTTCAACGCACTTAAATCTTCTGTAAGTGCACATAACTGCTGAAACTTTTGGTAATTCTTTAAACATCTGTGTAGTTTTTAGGGTCTTTATGTTGTTTCGTGTACTGTGTGGTTACTCTTTCTCCTATGTTATCTATGTAGTATTTTTCCTCTTCATCCAAATTATCTAAATCAATATAAAAAGGTATATGCTTACAAATAAAGTCTTTTCTAGCTACTCTTAAAGACCTGTAAGTGTTGTCTCCAATATTTCGCATCAGAGCAAAAGTGGTATCTGTATCTGCAGTAAACACATTTGGCTCAACCTCTTCAAGCCACCATCTACCTTCATTTCTGATTACTTGATTTTTATATCTATAATGGTTTGGTAAGTCATCTATGCTGATTGCTAAAGCTACTTTGTTCATTTCGTACTTCTGTAATAGATTGTACATTACTAGTTGGTAGTCATCAGGCATATTTTCGTTAAGCTCCAAATCAGAATCTGTATAAATAAAATATTCACCTAGCTCTTTGTAAATGGCTGTAGACCAAATAGCTAAGTGTCCCTCATTTTTAAGGTATCTTATATCTACTTTTTTATCAACTTGTTTATACCAATCAATTAAGGGTTGATAGCTAGACTCGTTATCAAGAATGATTATTTCTTGTTTTGGATTTAGCATAAAAAGGTGCTCCACCATTTTTTTTGTAGTGGTCAGCCTGTTTCTATTGTTAATAACTATTGGGAACATCTTAGGCAAAGTCATAATTTACAAAATATCCATAGTGGTCATCCCCGCATAAATATTTCATTTGGGGGTATCTTTCTAAAAAGATTTCTTTGGTTAAATCAGGCTGATGGTGTGTTTCATACACATTTTCGAACTCAGTACCCTGAACATATAAATAAGGCACAGCTACCAAGCAAAGTTTATCTTTTGCAGTAATTTTATCTAGTAAGTTTTTAGCTTGAATAAATGTCATGTGTTCTAATACATCACCCATAATTAGATAGTCATAACTATCAAAATCAAACTCCAAAATGTCACCAAAAATTAGTTTGTTGTACTTACTCTGCAGGTCAAACATTTCTGCATATTTCGGGAATATTTCGATTCCGTCCATGTTTGGAAAGTCTGCTTTAAGCAAATGACTATAAGTGCCACATCCTGCACCTACGTCTAAAATACTTACTGAATTTTGTACATTTTTGATGAAATGGTCTTTAACTACGTCTTTGAATAAACCGTAACTGTAAGGCATATTTATGTTTTAAATTTCCCATTTATTTAGCGGACAGGCTTGTATACCCCTTGGGCTGAAGACCTTTCCTTTTGTAGCACATCCGCACTCAGAACAGTATGAAATAGCAGCATCTACCCACTTATCACACTCCATACAAGTCTTTAATCTTATGGCTGCAATTTCTTTTTGCTCTTCGGTAGGATTTACCATAGTAGCATAAGATTGTATGATTTCTTTTATTTTGGCTATAGTAAACATGATTTCTCTCCTATTGATTTGATAAACTCAAAGTATTTATAGCCACACTTATCTTTTAAATATGTTTCACATTCATGTAAGAATGGATATTTAATCATAAATTCTGCCTTGTAAAAATGTGTGTCTGACATATTTGAAGTACAACCTGCGTTGTGGTATATATAATTTTCATCCCATTTTTCAATAGTATCTGTAGCCCATGCAAAATTTAGTTCAGGAATTATATTTGTGTTATATCCACGCATCCAAGCATTCCATGCAATAGCCCACATATCAGAACACCAAATTTGTAATTCATGGTGTGTAGGGTCTGCAATTTTCTTTTGCATATTTAAAGCGGTAATATCTTTGAAGAGCTTTTCGCAATCTTTTTCTACTTTGTCCCAAAATACCCAATCAACTCTTTTCATTAAGTATTGAGCACCACCTGCCTGATTTTCTCTGTTTCTTACTAATTCAGGATGTATACCAACTATTTCGCACATAGCATTTAACACATCGTCACCTTTTGACTTTACATAATTGTAGCCCAAATAACCTATTGTATCTGATACAAACCAATTAGTGTCATCCTCACAAAGTGTATGTACAAATTCAGGGTATTTTGTAAATATGATGTCGCAATCATGGTAGAAAACACACTCTTCCTCAAGCTGTGGATATTTCTTGAAGTGTTGTTTTAGCACATTTGGTCTAATAGACGAAGTATAACTGAATGGATAAACCCTTGTATCTGTGTAATAAAAAAAGTCGGCAACATCTTTATAACGCTGCTCGACCTTATTCATAATATCTAATTTGTCCTGAAAATCGGACTCGTTTGTATTGTAAGCTATCAGAATATCAATCTGATTATTCTCGTGTATACCTAAACTTTTAAAGTTTTCTAGCATAACCTCTACCTGCCACGCAAAATAGGGTATAGCAGGTTGTACACACATAAATGTTACATTCTTTTCCTTCATGGTTCTTTTTTTTATTAAAAATCTTCCCAAATATATGAAACCTTATTTTATTAACAAGGTGTTTCTGTAGTTAATGTTCCATTACCACTTGTAATTAACCAATTGTTTGTACCATCAGCGTAGTAGTTATTAGGAGCTAAAGCACTTAAAGCACTATCTTGATACAATACAACTCCATTAGCAAGTGTTGGTACTGCTGCATAATATGTTACAGGAGCTATACCAAACTCAAGACAAGCATTTGCACCACTAACACCATCAACTCCTAAAGGAAAACCATAAAACGATGCAGTAGTAGTCGTTGTGGTTGTACTTGTTGTCGGTGGCTGAGTTGTAGTAGACGTAGTTGTACTTGTTGTCGGTGGCTCAGTCGTAGTACTTGTTGTCGTACTTGTTGTCGGTGCTACCGTTGTCGTAGACGTAGTTGTACTAGTCGTAGGAACTACTGCCGTTGTGGTAGTGGTAGTTGTACTAGTTGTAGGTACTCCTGTCGTTGTGCTAGTTGTTGTACTAGTAGTAGGGACTCCCGTAGTCGTACTAGTTGTTGTACTAGTTGAAGGAATAGTAGTGGACGTTGTGGTCGTACTTGTAGTAGGAACTCCCGTAGTCGTACTAGTTGTTGTACTTGTTGAAGGAATAGTAGTGGACGTTGTGGTCGTACTAGTTGTAGGAACTCCCGTTGTTGTGCTTGTAGTTGTACTAGTGGTAGTACCTGTTGCACAATCGTTTATATTGCCGTATACGTTTGTATCGTCTTGAGTAAATAAATAGTTTACAGAAGATATAATTTCAGTACAGAAAAAGCCAAACCCTAAAGAGTTTAGGGCTGCTAAATAAGAAGTTAAAGAATTGGCTGTATAAGAGAATTGGTATGTAGCACCATTAATTACTATACTTCCTGTTCCACATGACAAATCTATGGTTTGAATATTCCATGAATACTTTGTAGTAGCATTAATAGAATATATGTTCCTTTGCAGTAAGGGAACATTAATATCACAATCTGTATTGTTTTTAACACTGAACTGTACTAATTCTTTTTTCTGTGCCATGTTTTATTCTTGGTCAATTAGGTAATTGCAATAGTCATCAAATATCTTCACTCCTTCTGCATTTTCAAGTTCCTCAAAGTTATTGTCTCCGTACTGCTCCAAATCTCCACCCATATATTCAATTAGAGCAAACATTTTAAAATATACTAGCTCTTGAGCGTATAGATTGAATGTTAATGAAGAAAACCCGTCAAAAATAATTTCATTAGGACTAGTTTCATAGTAAATGGCAGGTTGGTCTTGGTATGGGTCTATTGCAAAAGCTAAATAGCTGCTCATTTGATTACCTGCAGAGTCAAAATGGGTGTAGAAAAATGGTTGGTTGATTTGCTTATATGTCGAAGATGACAAATAAAAGAACTCAGAACCATATACATACGTTCCCAAACTTTGCATTAACTGACTATACGTTATAGTTGGTGTACTAATTGAACTGCTTGGTGGTGAAGCTGATACCATTGGCACTAATGCACTAGAAATAACTGAAGGTATTAAACCCATGATTACATTATTTTATTTCCCTTTAAATCAGCAGCAAACAATCTTCCGCTACCTTTATCCTTATGAACTCTCATTCCATATTCTTTTGCAAATTCTGCGTTCATATCACCTAAAAAAGATACTGATTCACCTGCTTGTTGTGCAGATTTATAAGCACTTAGCACTACAGCAGCATTTTTTACTTCCTCTTCAGTAGGCTCAGATTTTGATTTAGAGCTAGAACTTGTCTTTTTAGTAGAAGACCCACCAATAGGCATAATTTTCTTTATAGCCCAATAAAATAGGAATCCACCACCGAATATTAAAAGCAGTTTTTTTGTATTAGTATTCATTATTTACCGTATTTTTTAACTAGAAAATATACACCAACAATAGCTAAAATACCACCTACTAAGTATACAGTACCCATTTTGATACCGCCCACAAAGTCACCTTGTAGTCTTTCTTTTTTGCTTGTATTTAAAATGTCAAGTGTGTTATTAGTTTCGTTAGGTGTCACAACACCTTTCTTTGACAATAAATCATTTAATACACCTTGTAGCTTGTCAGTATTCTTTTTTAACAAGTCCATAGCTGCTTGACCATATTGACCACTATTTATAGCGTCTGATACCTCGTTTAATTCAGCTTTTATCTGATTTACTAAAACGTCTTTTTTTTCAGGGGTCAATATTTGACCTTTTTGAATATCTGCCATATTATTTATTTCTATTTATAAGACTTATAGTTAGTCCACCCACAACTATTAAACCGCCAATACCCGCCACAATATACATAGCCTTTTTGGTTTTTTCCTTTTCTGCTTGTACTTTACCCAAAGCGTCAATTCTAGCAACATCTAGTTTACCTAGTGTATCAGCTAAAATCTGCTGTCTTGCTGCCTCACTATTAGCTTCAATTAATTGCTTGTTTAAAATAACTTTTTGGTCATAATCTAGACTTGCTAAGTTCTGTACGAACTTGCGTCTTTGATTCATGTCCTTAGTATTTGCTATAGCACTAACAATGCCTGTTAAAGCACTAGCTACTGCTGTTCCTGCTAATATATAACTCATTCTGCTATTTTTTTGGTGTTATTGATAAACGGGTTCTCATGTTTTTCTATTATCCTGTCCTCTATTTCTTGTAAATCTTCAGTATTACTTGGGTTTAAATGATATGTTGTCCAAACGCAATCTTCAACCACATATAAAACCCTTCTAGTTCCCGCTTGGGTTATTCCTGTATAAGGAGCTTCATATTCTACCCATTCACCTGCATCAATACAAACCATAACTCTACCTTTTGAAATGGTAAAAGGATGTTGTGTTTTATGTATTTTACTAGTGATTAAAGAACCTGCAGCCATAGTAATTTCTCTGATATACATACCGTCAGTAAACCTATGCTCCAAAGGGCATACGATTTGCTCTTGCTCTAAAATCAGAGCTTCAAGCTCGTCTATTTTTAGGTCATTCGTTCTATGTAGTAATTCTGATGTCAAACTATTATTTTTTAACTATGTATGCTATAATGCCGATGCCAACTAAAATAAAAGCACCCGCTGCTATATATGTGTTTGTTCTAGCTTTCCTTTCTTTTTCACTAACTGAAGCAACTAACAAATCAATCCTTTTTGTTTGCAAATTAGTCAGCACGTCTCTGATTATTTTAATTCTTTCAGTTTCGTTATTAGCCTCCATAAGTGCTCTATTCAAAGCATCTTGTTGCTCTAAACTTAAAGTAGCTAAATTTTGAGAGAATTTTCTTTGGAGGTTCGTATCACCTATACCCGTAATAGTAGTAACAGCAAGAGAGGCTACTTCGCCACCTGCTTGTATAGCTGCAGCAGTATTTGCTGCCTGTGATGCTCGTAATGCTGCTTCTTGTGACATAACTTATTTATTACTAATTTTAAAAGGGTCTTGTCCGTAATAGTATGAGCCAAATGGGTCATTTTTTGGTGCAGCTAACAATTTAGGTAGATATTGGGTTTTAGACCAAACTAAACCTCTTTTTGCAGCTATTGCATCAATTTCAGCTAAACTATCTACTTGAGTTTTACCTGTAACAGATTTAAGTGCATTTTGAGTTTCAGTACCGAAATCACCATCTGCTCCGAATTTAGGGAGTTTATCTGTACCAATAGCAAGTTGTAAACGCTGAACTAAAGCACCTTTAGAGCCTTTTTTTAGTGGGAATGTACTTGCAGTTGCAGTTGTACCGCCTCCGCTAGAAGTAGTGCCTCCGCTAGAAGTATCAATATTACCTTGACTATCCATTACCGAAGGTGTCTTTTTCATAGACCTGATAATGTAATAAATGCCTACAATACCAAGAGCAATCGGCAACCAATATTTTTTCCCCTTAACCATACAATTAAAATTTAGTATAAAAATAAATAAAATTACCTACATACAGCATTTTTCCGATATTAAATAAAAAAAATAGCCCAATTTCCGAAGATTTTGGGCTTTTGTATGGGGGGAATGGGTATTTTAAGTCTTTTTTCTTTCTTTGAGACCAAATTTAATGTATTTATACCAAATTCGCTCATGAATATAATACTGAATAGGTTTATATAGTAATTCAGCTACTCCAAAGGCTGTTCCAACCTTTATTGAGCCACTAACCCACCACATAATCAAAAACCCGATTAATGTGCTCAAAATCCTATAAGATATGGTTTTAGCCAAATGTCTTTTAGCCGATACTTCCATTATGTAGCTGTTTAAGTTGTTCTCTGATTTTAGTCGCTGAAATTTCTGCTATTTCGGGTGGAACTGATAACTGCTCTACTTTATAGCCAACATCACGACCATAGTACACCCCTTCAATGTCAGGTATAATCTGAACTAGCATCATACCCTTATCCATCCATTCACTTGTTTCAGGGTCAGTAAAAAACATAGTCATAACCTGCTGTGCAGTAAATGGGTTCTTTTGGTCTGTTGGAACGTCCCTTATTCCTATCAAAACAGGTACACCTTCGTTTATTTTCTTTCTAAATAAGTATTTGTGCCCCTCGTGAAGACTCTGATACCTTCCTATGAAAAGAGCATATTTCTTTGACGCATTCTTTGATTCCATTATTTGTAGTATTTAATATTAATAAATTAGACATTTCAAATTCGTTAGGTATGTCAAAATCTTTTACATGAAAAGACTCTCTGCCCCTTATATCACTATATTGTAGGTAAACCCATACAATCTGACCTTTACAAAGCTCTTCTAAATATTCTCTAGCTTCTTTGATTGGATAAACAGCACTTACGATTACTTCGTAGTACTTGTTATTCATAAAAGTTGCTATGTCGCTTATCTTTTGTAAGTTCTTTATTCTCCCTTCTTTTGAAAAATCTTTATTCTTAAAAAGCTCTCTAATATCGTCTCCGTCTATGATTGGGGTGGATATGCCTCTTTCTAAAAATAGTTCTGATTGAACCTCTTTTGCTAGTGTTGTCTTACCACTGTGAGGCTGTCCAAAAATTACTGTTATCATTTTGTATATCTAAATTGTTCGAAAAACCATTTATAATTTTCAAAAATCCATGCTGTAACGTCCTTACCTAATAATTGCTTTGCTTTAGAAGGTACAGGCTCTAGTTTAGTTCTGATTACATGGTCACCAAACGTACCATAAACCTCGTCATCTTCTTTTGTGACTTGTTCTATGTTATCAAAATCGTGTTTGTAAAAAGGTATATCTAAGTATTGATATATTCTTGTCATTTCAGTATCAGGATATAAACATAAATCCTCAAATTTTACAAAGAGCATTTTACTATCTATTCCCATTCTAAATATCTCTGAAAGCCTTTCTATTGCTAGACCTACAGGCTGTCCTGCAGCCCATATATCTACTCTTTTTGGAACGGTTGTACCTTGTCCTTTAGCCCAATCGAGAATATCGGATTGCTTTTCAGGATGCTTTCTAAAATTGTTTTCCATTGATGCAAAAACGTCCCTTAAATCCCGAACCATGCAAATGATTTTAGGATTGGGATAAAATGAGTTTATAAAGTCATAATGTATGCCATGACCTCTACTTTTATCCATTACATATTTCTTATCTGTAATTGCATTAAAATAACCAAATGTGCCTTCTTTGCAAAAAGATAAAAATGCCTTTTTCATAAGCTCTGAATCTTGAGCTATGAACTCAGGAGAAGTTGTATAATTGGCTCTAGCTCCATACCATAGCTCTAATACACCGCTAGTCGGGGTTGCATAAATATCAGGGTTTTGAGCTAGTAAATTTTGTAAAATTGTGCTGCCACTTCGGGGTAGTGAGCTCTGAAAGAATAATTTTTCCATTATTTATAAGATTTTTCTTCTACGATTTCGGAATGATATTTAGTATTAATAGCTTTTTTAACCAAAGCCCTTTTATCATTGAATTTGTATACATTTCTAGCAAGTTCAATAAAATCAGCACCAAAGTCTTTTGACCTTTCGTGTGAACGCTTAGAGTTCTCTATTTCCCAAAGAATGAGGTTAATCTTATATAGCTTCTTAAATTCTTTCGTAGACGCATATTCTTTGTCTAGCTTGTGTGCTATTTTGCAGAGGTAATTGTACTCTTTTAGTACGTTGTGCAGCTTTTCGGGTTCGGTGATTCTGAACCTTTTAATTTCGAGAATGGTTATTTTATCAAATAACTCACCCACGCTTACTTTTATGGTCATTTTGTTTATTTTGGTGTAAATGTAAATGTTTTAATCAAAATATAGTAAATTTATGCCGAAAAAAAACCATAAATGAAGCCAATTTGTTTGAACCTCTCAGAGTGTAATGGGTTAGGTGATTTAATATGTGCTACACCTACAATCAAAAAAATACACGATTCTTACGGTCAAAAAATCACTGTACTATCCAAGATTCCTGAACTCTTTAAGACTAACCCTTATGTAGAGAAAAGTCTAAAATCAAGCTCTATAGATATAGACTATTTCAATGAGAACTATTTGATGCACAATAGTTTTTATAATGTAGGCAAAAGAAACGAAAGGGGTATTGAGTACAAGCACAACATGACGGATATTAGGCAGTTTCATGCCATCCACTTAGGGTTCATGCTAGGTAAAGACGAAATGGAGTGTTTTTATCAGCCCTTAACCCCTCTTACGATTGAATTTCCTGAAAAATACGTTTTGATTCACCCCGTATCTACTTGGGAAAGTAGAACTTGGAAGGCTGAAAATTGGATGCAGCTTACTCAAAGCCTGAATGATTTGGGCTACTATGTAATATCCATAGGGAAGGACTCGTCAGAGACAGGATTTTTCAACGTAGATAAGCCTGTTTTTAATTTTGAAATTGAGAAAGGCATGAATCTGATGAACAAGACCTCTATTTCAGATTGTTGGCATCTTATAAATAAAGCACATTGTTTTGTGACTATGGATTCAGGACTTTTACACTTAGCGGGAACTACCGACACCCACATTATTCATTTGGGCTCTTCTATAAAGCCTGAGTTTAGAATGCCATACAGAAAAGGCAGACAAGGTGTTTACAAGTATGATTATGTAAGGGGAGGTTGTGGCTTAGAATGTGCTTCAGATATGAAATACGGTGTAAAACAATGGGGGGATATTCAGGGTATAGCTCCCTTAATAAAATGCTTGGAAGATAAGCCTACTTACGAGTGTCATCCATTTGTAATTAACGTACTTAATAGAATTTTAGAAATAGAATAGTTTATGGCAATAGTATACGTTCATAGAAGAAAGGATATTGATGACCCATTCAAAAATGTATTTTATGTGGGGATTGGCTCATCAAAAATAAGACCTTATCAAAACACAGGAAGAAATAAACGTTGGCATCATATTGTAAAAAAATGTGGATATACTACTGAAATAACTCACACTAATTTGATTAGAGAAGAGGCTTGTTCAATAGAAAAATATTTGATTTCTTTTTATGGTAGAGCCGATTTATTCTTAGGAAATTTATGTAATGTAACAGATGGGGGGGAACTTAACCTAAATCGTAAAAAAGATGCAGAATGGATAGAAAAACATAGACTAACTCAAATTGGAAAAAAACGTACTGCTGAGGTGAAGGAAAAAATTAGCATAAGAACTTCAGGTGTAAAAAATCCTTTTTATGGTAAAAAACACTCGATAGAAAATAGGTTAAAGATGAGTAAAAAAGCTAGTGAAAGACCAATAAACATTAAAAATATTGAAAAAATGAGAAATATCAATATTGGAAGAAAAATGAAAGATGAATCTAAATTAAAACTAAGTAATGCAAGAAAGGGTATTCAATTTACTAAAGAACACAGGGAAAAATTAAGCATAGCAAGATTAGCATATTTAAATAAAAAACGTCAAGATGAAAAAGAAATTACTACTGATAACTCCACACACTAGTACGGGTGGAGCTCCGCAAGTAAGCGTAAATAAAGTAGAGCTACTCAAAAATGATTTTGAAATAAAGGTAGTAGAGTATAGCTTTTTAGCCTATCAGTTTGTGGTGCAAAGAAATAGAATAATTGACCTTGTAGGACTTGATAACTTTTACTCTTTAAGTGGAGACAAATCAGGAATGCTTAAAAAAATCATTGAAGACTATTCTCCTGATATTATATCAATGGAGGAGTTTCCTGAAATGTTTATGGATAAAGCCATAGCAGATTGGATATACTTATCTGATAGGAAATACAAGATTTTTGAAACCACCCATGACAGTAGCTTTAACCCAAAGAACAAAATTTATACCCCTGACGAATTTGTCTTTGTAAGTGCTTACAATTCACTTATGTATAATCAGTTTAATGTTCCTGCTTCGGTTGTGCAATATCCCGTAGACTATACAGAGAGGAATAAAGTAAAAGCTAGAGAGCAACTTGGGCTAGAACATGATTACAAGCACATTGTGGTGATTGGTCTTTTTACCCCTCGTAAAAATCAAAAATACTCTTTTGAACTAGCTGAAAAACTATCTGACTATAAAGTTAAGTTTCATTTTATTGGCAATCAGGCTGAAAACTTTGCATTTTATTGGAAACCTTTAATGGATAAAAAACCTGATAATTGTATTGTTTGGGGGGAAAGGTCAGACACAGAAACCTTTTTACAAGCTGCAGACTTATTTCTATTCACTTCTAAAGGTGATAAGGGGAATAAAGAATTAAATCCGTTGGTAATTCTTGAAGCTGCAAAATATCAAGACCTTCCAAAGCTCATGTACAATTTAGACGTATATCTAAACAAGTATAATAATAAAACTGACTTTAATCTACTGTCAGGTGATACGTTACAAGACGTAGATAAAATAAAAGCTCTTACAAGCCCTTCAAATTTGTATGGTTCAAATGAGGAACTTATCGTTTTAGGTACTTACCCAAATCTTAAAAGCAGGGTACAACTAACAAAGGACACCATCAAAAGCCTGAAAGTCACAGGTAGAGACGTATTACTTATTTCTCATTTACCTGCTGATACTGAAACCCAAAACTTAGTAGAGCACTATATCTACGATAAGTACAACCCATTAACTCACCACTCTTATTATACAAGATTTTTTAGAAACACAGATGACTATTACGCTGAAATAAATATCAATGGACTTAAATATAGCAACCAATCTCTTTGTGTTTATACCAATTTGATAACTGCAGCAAAGTACGCAAAGCAGATGGGCTACAAAAGGTTCTTTTATACAACCTATGACGTAATCTTACATGAGAAAGATTTTGATATTATAGAAGATAGTTACAAGTCTGTGCAAAGTAGCAAAGGGGCTTTTTTAGGAACTTTAGATACACCATTTGGAAAAGGCATACAAACCAATGGAATGACATTTGACGTAGATTATTTTCTACAGGCTTTTGAAGATGTACGCACCCCTGACAAATACAATGAGCTTTGTGAGAGAGTTGGAGCACAGAACTTTTTAGAAGACTTTTTAATAAAAGTAATCACAAACAATAATTCAAATAATGAAGTAACGCTCATTCATAATCAGGAGCAGACGCTTTTAAAACATAGTGGTTTAGGTGTTGCTTCTAACTCTGAATACTATTCTATTTTACCAATTGTTCGAAAACAGAACAATTTTATGTTCTATTTCTATACATATAATGTAGATGACAGAAAGCTAAAAATTAGCATAGATAGTAAGAATTTCAATTATATGAAAACCATCGAAATAAGTAAGACAAATGAAGCTATGCAAGAATTTGTTTACTCAGGTGAAGAGGTTCTAGTAACCTTAGAGTTTTATGATGGTGAACAGATTTACAAAAAGGAGCACTACAAGATAAATGAAGAGACGTTACCAAAATATAGCAATACAGGACATTTCAAGTGGAACAAAAGACCAAAAATAAAATTAGTACACCTTCAAACTACTAGAAACGATGAAAAAGAACAAAAAAGCAGAGAGCAACTCCAAAAGGTTAGAGAGTATGGGTGGGAATATATCTTGCACACCAATACACCATACACAGACTTGCCACCTAAACACAACTGCCAAAGACCCGATTGTGTTTCATACGAACTCTTCGATGAACCAACTATTCAGCGTATCGGAACTGCACTTTGCCCCTCGCATTTTGGTTGTTACTTAGCTTTCAAAGAAGCTATTTTAACTGAATTTGAAGATTGTGACTATTTAATGGTTTGTGAAGGTGATTGCAAAATAGAAATACCAATAGAAGATTTTATCAAAACAGTAGAATCAACTTGTCCGACTATCACTGATAACAACGTAGGCTATATGTCTTATGGTGACAAAGCTACGCTTGAACATGGGTGGCTGCAATCCCCTGTGGTTAGAGAAATACCTAATCAAGACTTAATTTACATTACAAATCACATTATAGGGCTTCAGTGTATAATGTTTCCAATCAATATAAAAAAATGGCTGAAAGAAAAATTAAGAACACATTCATGGGACGCTTCTGATATGTTCTACAATTCGGTATTCGTTAATTCGCCTTATAATATGGCAATACTGCATAAAAGAATAACATCACAATTTGATGGATATTCAACTATTGACAGAACTAATAAAACATTTTTATGAAAGTAATTCAAGTGATTTCAGGTCATCTACCAATAGAAAACACAGGCAACAGAAAATGGGGTGCGGTTGAGCTTATTCAATCTGAATATCAAAATGGTTTAAGAAATTTAGGTGTAGAATGTGAAATAAAATGGCTCAATGAAGTGCCTACTGATGAGAATGTTATACCGCATATTCATGTTGCAAATCTTTGTATTGAAGCTCAAAAAATGGGTATTCCTTATATCTATTCTAACCATGACCATACTTCAGTGCACTATGGCAAAGGTAGTTGGCTTTATAACCAACAGCTAGAAGCTATTAAAGGTTCTGTTTTTTCAATCTGCCATGCTGAATCAGTTATGGACTTTTTTGATTCTACAGATAAGCTATTTTATTTGCCTCATGGAGTAGATACTAAATACTATATCCCAAATAAATACCCTGTAACTGAAAAGAAGTTACTGATGGTTGCTGCAAATGGGATGGCAGGTGACTATAATTTGGACAGAAAAGGTTTTAGATTAGGTATTGAGGCTGCAAGAAAACTAGATTTACCAATTACGATTGTAGGTACAGAGGCTAATGCTAAATTCTTTGAATTGAATAGTGACCTATTAAAGTACGATAAACTGACTGTAGATGCCACTAACCCAACGGAAGACAGAAAGCTACAATACTTTCATGAGCACAGCATTTTCCTTCACCCCTCTTATCTTGAATTTGGCAGCCCTAATATTACCCTTTTAGAGTCTTGGGCTTGTGGTTTACCCATAGTGGGCTCTTATGATGGTAGTAGACACATTGAAGGTTTGCAGATTTTAAAAGCACTTAGTGTAGATGAGATTTGTTCAAAAATTGAATATGTGTATGATAACTATGAAACTATCAGAAATAAAATGCTAGTAAACAAAGACATACACGATTGGTCTACCATAGTTGGCTATTTAAAAAAGATGTACGAAGCCTATGAAGTTATTGGTATTCAAGATACAAGTGAGGAGGTTAAAACAAAGTACTTAAACATATACAACCGATAAAATGATTAAATACAACCTGCACCATGTAAATGGTCTTTTCTTTGAGATTAAAAGTGACGGAGGTAAAAACCTAAACTACAATGTTACGTTCACTGACAACAGCTCTAATAAGGTTATTTATGAAACTTCTTTAAAGCCAAATATGTGGTCTAGGCTAGATAAGAGGTATTTGACTGATGTAACTATAGAAGTAAAGTATAACAACAGAACCATAGAAAAAGTAAATATACTAGAGCATTTTAAGGGAAAAAAGGTATTTATATGCTTTGAGAGTAAGAGCTTGGGTGATACTTTGGCTTGGATTCCTTACTGTGAGGAGTTTAGAATAAAGTATAAATGTGAGGTAATTGTTTCTACTTTCATGAACTCTTTATTTGAAAAATCATATCCTGAATTAAAGTTTGTTGGTAGAGGTGTAGTGGTGGAAAATATTGCAGGTATGTTTGAGCTAGGTTGGTTTTATGATAAGAATAAAGAGCCTAAGCACCCTGTGACTATTCCCTTACAACAAGCTGCCACTAATATTTTAAGATTAGAATACAAAGAGGTAATACCCAAATTAGACTTTACTCCAAAAGAAAGACCTATTGAGCAGAAATATGTCTGTATTTCAATACACAGCACAGCTCAGTTAAAATATTGGGACTATTGGCAGGAGCTAGTCGATTGGCTAGTATCTGAAGGGTATAAGGTAGTAGAAGTATCAAAAGAAGTATCAGAGCTAAATAATCTAACAGAAATTTTAGATAAAAGTCTACCCTCTGTTATGAATTATTTGCACCACGCTGAATTTTACATTGGACTTAGCTCAGGAATTTCATGGCTCTCTTGGGCTATGCAAAAGAAAGTATTTATGATTGCTAATTTTAGCACCAAAGACCATGAGTTTCAAACGGACTGCATAAGAATAACAGATGAATCAGTCTGTCATGGCTGTTGGAATAACCCTGCTTTCCGCTTTAACAAGGGTGATTTTTTTTGGTGTCCCCTAAATGAAGACACTCCACAGGCTTTTGAGTGCCATAAATCTATTAGTGCTCAAAGGGTAATTGATGAAATAAAAAAAGCGGGTTAAATACCCGCCTTCTCTTGTTTCTTTATAGATTCTATAATTTCATCTGCATTAAAGATTTCCTCTTCATTATTGTAAGGAAACTCCTCAAGTAGTCCTATAATATTGAATTTGCTAAATACTGATGCTTTTAAATCAGGTTTTACAGTAAATGGAGCTGCTAAGATGTTATCATGAAGCTCATAACCAAATACCTTTGGGGTATTAGCTATCCAACAAACAGTAGATTTTTTATTAAGTGCAGCAGCAGTATGTTGTAAGAAGCTGTCCATAAATAACCTTTTCTCACTCATTTCACAAAGAACTGCCATTCCTTTAAAGTTGTCAGTAACAGAGAAAGTGCCTTCAAAACCAACTTGGTCTTCTCTTCTAGCATGAATGATATTGTATTCATTTGCAAAAGCACGAATTACTTTATCTACAATATGTCTTGGAATATCTCTAGCCCATGAATATTTTAGCTCCTGACCTGCAGCACCACCATTGGTTTGAATAAGCATGATTGGTTTGTCAGAGTAGTATTTCTGCTTGAAAAAGGTTCTTTCTCTTTCATTTATGATTACTTCAGGCTGCTCTCCGTCATAAGGCACATCAAACATTTTGCACCAAGTTTCAATCAAATGCTCTTTACAAAGGATATGCTCAGTAACATTGTATGGCTCATTTGCCATAACTAGAACATCCTGATTTTCGATATACTTAGAATAGAAATAGGCTTCTTGACCAAAGCCAAAAGCCATATCTACATCTTTACTATTAGAAAATACTTCAGGGTAACCTGTAAGTACGATTAACTTGTCAGATGGGTATTTTTTCTTAATTGCTTTACAAACAGCAGTGGCAGTGATTGATTTACCGATTCCACCTGAGATGGAAAAAATGATGTTTTTCATGATTATTTTTTAATTATTAAGGTTTAAGCCTTTGTTGTAGTACTTGTAGTAGAACTCGTTGTAGGAGCTGCTGTTGTTGTACTAGTAGTTGTAGACGTTGTTGTAGGTGGCACATACGCAAGTACTGCTTGAGCAAGGTCATCTAATAATTGTTGGTCTAAGTCTGCAGCTTGTACTCTAAATGATTGAGCATTTGGTTCATTAGGAAGCCAATCTGAGAATAGCTCATAGAAGTTATTGATTGCATGGTAAGTCTTTTGACCTGCATAACCTTCAGGTCTTTTACTCCATACGCTGTCTACTACTAAATCTGCTAAGTCTTTTACTGCAGAATAAGGTGCTTGTACATTTTGGGTATCAGAAATAGCTTGAACTGTTCCAAAACCGAAGATGTGTAGTGTGTTCCAAGGGTTTGCCATTGTTTTTATTTTTATGATTGTAAATTTAGTATTTTTTTATTGATTATTAACAAGGGAATGTACTAATAATATTACCGCTATTATCTACTTGATAGCTGTCTGCACCTGCTCCTTGAGAATACCACAAGTTTCCACCCGCAACAGGAGTTACTCCACAGCCACCTGACACATAAAGTATTGTAGGGGCTAAAGCGTTATCAGTATCAAACAATGTTAAAGTATTGAAATGGTCGCATGGGTTTACATTGTTAGGATATAAGAATAATTGCTGACAAGCTGCTGTTGTCGTAGTGGTTGTTGTACTAGTAGTTGGTGGGGGTTGTAAATTTGATTTTACGACTAGTTGATTTGAAGCCTTACTTGCATATGGTCCATAAGCTGTATCAATATATACATAATAGTCAGCATCAGCTTTTGTAATCTGCTCTGTGCTTACAGGGATGGTATTTTTTAAGGCAAATACCCCTGTAGTTACAGCATCTTGAAGATTGTTAAAAGATATACATTGATTATTTGCTATACCTGCCCAACTCATTACGCTTCGTATTTTTTAAGTTTCTCTTCTAATTTAGCTATTCTTTCCTCTAGTGTCATCATTTTATAGATATGCACCTGATGGTAGTCTACGTTCAATTTACCTTTTTCATCTGTTCTTACAGTGTCAGGAAGTATCTCTTGTACGTTTTGTGCTGAATATCCAATATTGATTCTACTACTATCACCTTCTTTCCATTTGAAGTAAATAGGATTGATATTATCAAATGAGTTTACTCTACAATGAATGTCTTTAAGTCTTTCATCAGAAGATTCAAAATATGCTTGTGCCCACATACAAGATATAGCACAGAAGTTATTCCAATAGAATGTGCTTGAACAACCTCCTGTAAAACAAACACCACCACCACCTGAATATGCACCTGATACTGTAACATTTTTACCACCTAAAATTGCAGAGTAGATTCCTGATACTGTATTACCATTACCTCCTCCTACAAAAGAATGACATCCTGATGATGTATTAGAAAGACCACCACTTACAGTAGAGTAAAAATTTGATGCTATATTACCATTACCTCCTCCTACAAATGAACACGAACCTGATGCTGTATTAGTACGTCCTCCTGCTACTACTGAAGTATTACCTGATGCTGTATTTACACATGCACCTCCAACAACAGACATATAACCTAAGGCACTATTATTATAGCCTCCTGAAACTGTACTATAAGCAGCACACGCTCTGTTGTTAATACCCCCTGCAACTGTATCTGCTGTATTTAAAGCACAGTTTGTACCACCTCCACCTACTGTAGCTCTATCTCCTGAAGCTAGGTTTCCAAATCCTCCTGATACAGTAGCCCTTGTTGCTGTTGCAGAATTTGCACATCCACCACTTACAGTAGAAAAAGTACTTGATGCTGTGTTTGAAACACCACCTCCAACAAATGAACGGTCACCTGAAGCTGTATTAGTATCACCACCTCCAATTGTTGCTCTATAACCACTAGCAGTATTTAAAAATCCACTACCTACAAATGCGTTATACCCTGAAGCTGTATTTGCGTTTCCTCCTGCAACTGTAGCACCACCTCCACACGCTTTATTATTTACACCACCTCCTATTGAACCAAATCCTGCACAAGTAACATTACCTTGTCCACCTGATACAGTAGAACAAGCTCCTGAAGCTGTATTAGACAATCCACCTCCAATTGTAGCTGATGCTCCTGAAGAAGTATTAGACTGACCACCACCTACAGTAGATTTATTACCACTTGCTACGTTTAAAGCACCACCTGCTATTGTAGCATCATAAGTACCACTTGATGTGTTTGTATAACCGCCACCAATTGTACCTGTAATTGATGAAACTAAGTTGTTATGTCCACCTGCTATTGTAGTAAATCCTGCACAAGCTCTGTTGTTATATCCTCCACTAACTGTTGAACAAATACCAATAGCTGAGTTTAATTTACCTCCACTAACTGTAGATTGTCCGCCTGAAGCTGTATTTAACTGACCACCACCTACTGTTGAGTGTGCCCCTGATGCTGCGTTTTGTTGACCGCCTCCAACAAAAGAACAAGCTCCTGATGCTGTATTACTACGTCCACCTGCTGCAACTGAATCACTACTTGAAGCAGTAACATCATATCCACCTCCTACAAATGACCATGAACCTGAAGCTAAGTTGCTATAACCTCCACTAACTGTTGATGTATCACCACAAGCTATGTTTACAACACCACCTGATACAACGCTATGAGCTGCTGATGCTAAGTTTTGTCTACCACCTACTACAGAATATACTCCACTTGCAGTGTTATTACAACCTCCCCCTACAGAAGAAAAACATCCTGATGCTGTGTTAGATTGACCACCACCAACAGCTGACCTACTTCCTGAAGCTGTGTTAGATTGACCTCCTCCAACAAAAGAATAATTACCTGAAGATGTGTTTAAATATCCACCTGTAATAACTGAGTTTCTTCCTGTTGCTGTACTTGATTCTCCACTTAATACAGATGAATAATAATTTCCTGATGCTGTATTATTATATCCTCCACCTATAACGTGCAATCCGCATCCACAGGCTCTATTTAAATTCCCTCCACCAATAGATGAATCTCTTCCTGATGCAGTATTGCAAAGCCCTCCTCCTATTGTAGAACAAGCTCCTGAAGCAGTGTTTATAAATCCACCTGAAATTGTAGAAGATTCGCCTGATGATGCATTTGCGTATCCTCCTGATACTGTTGCAAAAGTTGCACACGCTCTATTATTTCTACCACCTGCTACTGTTGAGTTAGTAGAATTAGCTACGTTTACACATCCTCCACCAATAAAAGAAAATGCTCCTGAAGCAGTATTATTTTGTCCACCTGCTACTGTAGAATTAGTAGCACTTGAAACATTATATGAGCCGCTTACTGTTGAAGCACCACCTGATGCTGTATTTGCCCTACCTCCTCCAATAGCTGAACAACCTCCTGAAGCTGTGTTTGAACGTCCACCTGCAACAATTGCAACAGCCCCTGAAGCTAAGTTATATAAACCACTAAGTGAACCTGATTCATTACCACAAGCACAATTATATAAACCCCCACCTACTGTGGTATTATTACCAAAAGCAAGATTTGATAAACCTCCTCCTACAAATGCTCTACAACCTGATGCTGTATTATTTACACCACCTACTACAACTGTATGACCACCTGATGATGTGTTGGTTTGACCTCCTCCAATAGTAGAACAAGCACCTGATGATATATTACTAATACCACCTCCTATGGAAGAATATCCCCCTGAAGATGTGTTACATTTACCTCCTGATATTGTGCTCGTACCTGCAGGAGCATTGTTGCTTCTACCTCCTCCAATTGTGACATAATATCCTGATGCTGTATTAGAAGTTCCCCCTGCAATCAATCCTCCATACTGACTACTTAATGTATTGCCTTGACCACCTCCAATTGTACTATAAGCATTTGCTCCAATTACACAGACAATATTATTACTTCCACCCCCTATAGTTGAAAACCCACCTAATGCTGAGTTATTTTGTCCTCCTCCTATTGTAGATACTGTTCCTCCTGCTCTATTCTGAAATCCTCCTCCTATTGTAGATAATTGACCTGCTGCATATAAAGTTGTAGGAGCAACTGAGAAAAACCCATTAGCACTCCATGTACCACCACTTGTATTATTACCAACTCCTCCTGCTATTGTTGCTCCTGCTGTACAAGTTGTTGCTGTGGCACAATATAATATATTACAAACACCACCTCCTATAAAACCATCATTACCATTTACGCAGTTTTTATAACCACCTGATATAGTAGATGAATAACCTTCTGATTTATTACAAAATCCACCACCTGAAAATCCATAAGTATTAGATGCACTATTTAATCTACCTCCAACTATAGCTGACCTTTGTCCTCCTGCAATATTTACATAACCTCCACTTACTGTAGATTGGCTTCCATTAGCTTGGTTACCATAGCCACCACTTACTGTAGTTCCACTTCCTGTTGCTCTATTTCCACAACCTCCACCTACAAAAGAACAAGCTCCTGATGCTGTGTTACTCCACCCCCCACTTACTGTAGCCCTACAAGCACAAGCAACATTACCACCGCCCCCACTTACTGTTGCATGGTCAGTAGTAGCAGCATTTGCGTATCCACCACCCACTGTAGCAGCATAACCTGATGCAGTGTTTCCACCACCACCACCTACGCTACCTCTATATCCTGAGGCTGTATTTGCACGTCCTCCTGCTATTGTTGAATAGTTGCCTGAAGCTGTACCTGAATTACCACCACCAACTACTGCTCTGATTCCTGAAGCTGCATTTGATGAACCGCCTCCAACAAAACTTCTTGCTCCTGATGCACTATTACCACTACCACCTACAACTATACCTTGATAACCACTTGCAGTGTTACCATAACCACTACCAATAAATGCATATTGTCCACTTATTGTATTTTCTCTACCACCACCTATAAATGATTTTCCGTTTAGAACACAGTTTCTAAGACCTGAACCAATACCTGAATAAGCATCTGCTGTTACACAGTTACATATACCACCTGAAATATTTGAATATGCTACTGTTACTATATTGCAACTACCACCACTTACAATAGAACTATATCCTGAAGCAGTATTAGTAAATCCTCCAACAACACTTGCATAAGCATTAGTTGCTCTATTCTGAAATCCTCCTCCTATGAAAGAAAGACATCCTACATTTACTTTAGTAGGAGCTACTGTCCATCCATTTGAACCATTCCAAGTACCACCACAAGTGTTATTTCCAAGACCTCCTGCTATAACAGAATACCCTGAACAGTTTTGTGCTGTTGAATGACAAATACTATTGCAATAACCACCTGATATTGTAGAATACCAAGAAGAAGCTGAATTAACAGCACCACCACCAACTGTAGAAGATGCTTGTGAAGATGTGTTATATACACCACCTCCTATAGTTGATTGTATACCTGAAGCTGCGTTATTGCTGCCACCACTTACAGTTGAACAATTAGCTGAAGCTGTATTAGCTCTACCACCTAATACTGATGCAGAACATCCTGAAACTACACTACAATATCCACCTCCAATAAAACCAAATATACCTGCTGAACAAATACAGTTGACTTCACCACCTGCAATAGTTCCTGATGCACCTGTAACTGTATTTAATAAACCACCACCTATGGTAGACCTTGTTCCTGCTGCTGTATTACTACATCCACCTAAAAGAGAAGAAGCATATCCACCTGAAACTGTATTTCCACAACCACCACCTAAAAAAGACATACATCCTGAAGCAACGTTATTTGTACCGCCACCAACTATTGCAAATGGAGCTGACGCAGAATTGGAAGCACCACCTGATACAGTGGCTGCTCTACATCCTGTAACAGTATTATTTGCACCTCCTCCAATTGTAGCATCATAAGTTCCTGATGCTGTATTTCTATATCCACCTGAAACAGTACTTGTTATTGCTATGGCAGCATTACAATGTCCACCTCCTACAAAAGAATAATTACAAACTCTATTCAAATAACCTCCACCTATTGTTGAACAAAGTCCACAAGCTGTATTAGAAAGACCTCCTGCAACAACTGCAAATCCATTACTTACTGTGTTTGCTTGACCACCACCTACAAAAGAACAAGCTCCTGAAGCTGTATTTGAGCATCCTCCACCAACAAAAGAACGAGCACCTGAAGCAGCATTACCTATACCATTTCCTACAAAAGAATATTCTCCTGAAGCAACATTATTTACACCTGTTCCTATAAAAGATACGTTACCATTTGCTGTATTTGCACCACCATTACCTATGAAAGCATAATAAGTACCACTTGCTGTGTTATTATTACCTCCAACAACTATATTATAAGCAGTTCCACCAATTGTATTGCTTAAACCTGCAAGATTACCCGTATATGTTCCTGTTGCACTATTACTTACACCACATCTTACAGAAGAACAACCCCCTGCTCCTAAAACGATTACAGCACCAACACCTGAAGAACCACTAGAACCACTTGAACCATTCGTTCCTGAGCTGCCACTAGTACCTGAGCTTCCTGATGAGCCACTTGAACCACTTGTGCCTGAACTTCCTGATGAGCCACTTGACCCACTTGTACCTGACGAACCACTCGTACCTGAACTTGCACTCGTACCTGACGAGCCACTAGTCCCTGAATTTCCACTAGTACCACTTGACCCTGATGAGCCTGAGCTACCTGATGAGCCTGAAGTTGCACTCGTTCCACTGCTGCCACTAGTTCCTGACGAACCACTTGAGCCACTAGTTCCTGACGAACCATTTACCCCTGAAGTACCTGACGAACCACTAGAGCCTGAAGTTGCAGACGTACCTGAGCTACCACTAGTGCCTGACGTTCCATTTTCACCTGCAGTGCCTGAGCTTCCACTTGACCCACTAGAGCCCGAAGTTGCTGACGTACCTGAGCTACCATTTGCCCCTGAAGTGCCTGACGAACCATTTGTTCCTGACGAACCTGACGAGCCATCAGTTCCTGACGAGCCACTCGTTGCAGAAGTACCTGCACTACCCGAAGTAGCTGAAGTACCTGATGAGCCATCCGTTCCACTGCTGCCATTCGTTCCTGAAGTGCCTGAGCTACCTGAAGTTGCTGACGTACCACTTGAAGCTGACGTACCACTAGAAGCACTCGTGCCTGAGCTACCATTTGTACCACTAGTGCCATTCGCCCCTGAAGTACCTGACGTACCACTTGGAGGGTTAAATGTCGTTTGAGCGTATGAGTAGTTACTCGTACCCTCTGTATAAAAAGTCAAAGTCTTACTAGAACCACCATCGTGTTCTGCATAAATTTGACAATAAAGCCTGTCTGTTGCGTTTAATGCGGTTTGACCTAAAAATAAGTCTGTAAAAAACTCTTTGATTACACCTGATGCCATAGACTCAGTGTCTAGGTTTGTAGTGCCTAAAAGAGTTGAAACACCACCTGTTGTGTAACTATAAAGTTCTATGTCTATAGCTACGTTTGCATTTGTATCAATAGAAAAGTGTGTTACCCAAGCCCAATTCCCTGCAGGAATACTTGTGAAGTTTGGAACACCTGAATCAGTTGCAAAAGTAGCAATCAGCGTTCTTACATTTTGATTACTTGTAACCGTAACAGTTGTTTCCCCTGTTGTTGTACCAATAGGAGACCATTGTTTATATGTAGGACTGCCAAAAGCAGAATTTGTATTTAAAGACTGATTTAGATAGTATACTAGACCACCTGCAACACCACTCACACCACTTGTACCTGTTGTACCTGAGCTTCCTGATGATGCGGACGTACCACTTGACGCACTTGTACCTGAGCTGCCTGAAGTTGCAGACGTGCCACTAGTACCTGATGAGCCTGAGCTACCATCCGTACCATTTGTACCTGACGAACCTGAAGTTGCAGAAGTACCACTTGATGCACTTGTACCTGAGCTTCCACTTGAACCACTCGTGCCACTCGTACCTGTTGTTCCTGATGAGCCTGAACTTGCTGAAGTACCTGAGCTGCCACTTGAACCACTAGTGCCCGAACTTGCAGAAGTACCTGACGAACCATCAGTACCTGAGCTTCCATCCGTACCTGCCGTACCTGCAGTGCCTGACGAACCACTTGATGCAGAAGTTCCTGAACTGCCTGAAGTACCTGCCGATGCACTCGTACCTGAAGTGCCACTTGAAGCACTCGTACCTGACGAACCATCAGTGCCTGAGCTACCATCAGTGCCTGAGCTCCCATCCGTACCACTAGTGCCTGTAGTTCCTGAAGAACCTGAACTAGCACTCGTTCCTGATGAACCACTAGAGCCTGACGTTGCAGACGTGCCTGACGTTCCTGCAGTACCTGAAGAGCCTGAACTAGCACTCGTGCCCGAAGAACCACTTGAACCTGAAGTCCCTGAGCTACCTGATGAGCCACTTGACCCTGAAGTTGCAGATGTTCCACTACTTGCAGACGTACCACTACTTGCACTCGTTCCACTAGAACCTGACGTGCCTGATGTCCCTGCCGTACCCGAAGAGCCACTTAGACTCTTTTGGTTCATAATAGCAGTGGTATTATTTATCTTTATATATACAGGGTAAGCATCACCGACAGCGGGAGGGGTTACTGATAAGTTATTCAAACCACTTGGGTCAAAATATAGTACATCTCCCACGTTACCAACAAGAGTAGGTAAGCCACTTACGATACGACCAACGGGTCTTACACGAAGATTACCATTTTCAGGGGTATCAGCAGAAGTGACCATACCCGCTATCTGAACGATATTGGGCTCTAAAGTAGAAGTTACTTTTACAAATTTTCCTGAGCTATCTATTTTAACAAAGTCACCAACGGCAATACCTGAATAAGTATCGTCATCGGGGTCAATGCAAAAAAAGTCAGTTATATAGTTTCTGAATCTAAACCTATCATGTAGGTCATTTAGCCAATTGGATAAGTCTCCGATTTGGCTTCTAATTTGTTCTGTTGCTACAACAATAGGTAGCCCATCGTCACCTAATCTAAAAATAACACCTACGAAACCTTCAGGTGGGAAGTTATTTCCCATTGAGGTGTTATCAACAATAAGATTATAAAGGTCTACGTCTTGTAGAATTACGGTACAGCTTGTATTAAACTCACCGCCAATATTAGATATAGCATTAATGCGGTAGCAGTTACCATTTGGTAAGCCAAGCCACATTCCAACTTCAATATTTGTAGAAGTATAGTAAAGAGGTGGAGTAGTATCGTAACTACTCGTCTCTTGTATTTCAATAGTTAAATCACATTCAAAAGTGAATGGAGAGCCATTCCAAGGACTAAGTGCATTTACATAGGTCGATACTACACTTGTAGAACCGAAGTTTATACTTGCAGGTATTGTAATAGGTGGTTTTATCAAACTCGCCATACATCAGATTAAACTTTTGCGAAGAAATAGATTGTCATAGTAGAAGCACCTACTGTAGCATATCCTGCCAAAGTACCCGATAAACTATAAAAAGTTACTGTAGTATACCCGCTATCTTGGAACATAGAATAGTTACCTGTGGTGTTACCCGTAAAAGTTCTTGTAAGCACATTCGCTCCATTGACACCATTTGTCCACGCACTTGTAATTACATTCCCTAATGGATGACCAATAGTAAACTGACTTCCTGAATCAATTGTAAATGACCAACCTGCTGCACCAATTAAACTTGTACCTACAGGGTCTGTTGCACTTGCTACACTATCTAAAGCACCATTCACAGTATTGATTACAACCGTAAATGTTTTCAAAGTACCCGCTGCACTCACACCGCTAGTACCTGTAAGACCTGAGCTGCCTGAAGTTCCTGAAGAACCTAAAGCACTCGTTCCTGAAGAACCTGCTGTTCCTGCTGTGCCACTTACCCCTGAACTTCCTGAAGCACCTGAGCTACCACTTGAGCCACTACTTCCGCTTGAAGCAGACGTACCGCTAGTGCCTGTAAGACCTGCAGTGCCTGAGCTACCTGAACTTGCAGAAGTGCCTGAGCTGCCACTAGTACCCGAAGTACCCATACCCGAAGTACCACTTGTACCAAAGGTTTGACCACTAGTACCTGAAGAGCCCGAAGCTCCACCTCCACCGCTACCGCCTGAAGTAAACCCAAAATAGTCTGTGCCTAGAAAGTTGCTCATTATAATTTATTTACACTTTTATTAATTCAGTTAGATATACCTCTTTAACAAATTTACCTGCATTAAATAGAAAGAATCTGCACATTTCGTCATCTTCTTTATCTAAATAAACACAGACATCAACTTGTTCGCTACCCAACTCCTCTTTAAATCCGTTTAAGAACCCTATGATATGTGGGGGAACAAAAACTGTATACCCTTTCAAATCAAATTTTACGTTCAAAATATCTTTTAAACTAACCTCTTTTACAGGTTGGTTATTGTAACACACTTTATATCCTTCCTCCTCTTCGCCTTTAAGATACAACATTAAAGACACTTCACTTTCCTCTTTTTTTGATTCTGCAGCATATCTTTTTATGCCTTTACAGAATATTTTTGTTGCTTCACTGATAATGAAATCTTGCATTTTTATGGTTTTTTTTTGTGTAAGAAAATATTTATGACTTCGATATAACTATTTCCGCTATGTCCCCTGATGTACCCGCATCAATCGTAACTCCGTCAATCGGGTTAGATACAACCGATGCTGTGATTGTAACACCTTGTCCTTCGTTTAAGGTTACAGGGTCAGAAGCAATACCTTGAAATGTACCGCTACCTGCTACTGTTATTGTACCTAAACGACAAATAACGCTTAGTCTCACTGCATTGTCTGATGCAGCTACTGATAAGCTATCATTGGTAAGGGTGTATGTCCAAATGTTAGTTGCTCCCATTTTATTATTTTATTAAGTTCTTAAAATTATTTTTATACTCAAAAGGTATGGTTGTCTTTATAAATCCACTTTCCACCTTCACATAGCCTTTTGCCTCAAAAGTCATATCTTTTGCTGCAATAGTCAGTGTTACTAAATTCACTAAATTACCTAGAACAAGTCTAGGGTCAAAGCTAAATCTATACGTTGCATCTGTAGTCTTTGCAGGTAAAACAACTATATCTTTCACATCGTTTACGTTACCTACTTTGATACCATTGATAGTAAAATCAAGATACATTTCCTTAATGGTAGCCTCTACATTTGAAGCGTTATAGATTCTATTAGTAATGTCCAAAGATATGTTATCCATAGATATTTTAACAACTTTAAGACCTACTACTTGATAAGTAATATCCTTTAAGAAGTTAATCTGCTGCTTATAATAGCGAACAAGGGCATAACCTATTACGGCTAACCCTGATATTACTAATAGTGGTTTTAAATTTTTCATTTCTTGAAAATTAACGCAATTACTACGAGTGCACCTATGCCAATTCCACCGTAAATTAATAAATTTTTGTTTACTCCACCTACAGTTTTTGTATCACCTCCCATATCAAGACCAACTAAATCACCTTTTGCTTTGTTCACGCTAGTATCTGATACGGTTGTAAGGGTATCTAAGAGGTCTTTCCTTTCTTTTTCTTTCTTTTCGGCTTCAGCTTTATTTACGCAATCATACTGATTTCTAAGCATTTTTGCATTAGCTTCTGCCTCAATTGCAAACTTTCTTTGAATAGGTAATTCAAAAGCATTACTTGAAGCCATGAGCTTTGTAATTCTTTCTCTTTCTACCATAGCGTCTTGAAGTAGTAAATCAATACCTCCACAGGTTTTTGTATCATATCTAGCCCACTTTGCTTTAGCGTCTTTCTCTACTTGAGCAATAGACTCTTTACGCTTTTTGCTACCAAATAGGCTATAAAACTGCTCTTCACCTGTAAAACAAGCATATCCATTAGTTTTTTCGTCTACAAAGCATCTGTCGTTACCTACTCTTGAAGGAGCTAGAGCACTAAGCTCATTATTTTCAATCATGTCTATAGCCATAACCTTATTTTATATTGTGTATTTAATCTTTTTAGCAGCCCAATCCTTATTTATGTTACTTACTCTATAAGAGGTTAAGCCAAAATATTCGTTACCTAATTCCTTCTTAACATAAGTCAATAAGTCCATTTTATCACCCACAGGTATACCAAAAGCATAGTCCTGACGGCTACCAAATGATTTAATGAGTTTGGCAACATCTAGGTCATTTTTCATTTTTTTCAATGAATCTTGAACTGCAGCATAGTCATCACCAACGGCAAATCTCATGCTATTGTATATAGTATTAGCCAAAGTATCATATGTGCTATCGGGATAACTAGCCTTTTGAAATCTTTGTAGATTTGAAATTTCGCTGTTTATGTTTCTACCTAGTTCAGCGTTTCTTTTTGCCTCTTCCGAAGGAAATACAATCGTGTAAAGTTTCTTACCAACGAAAAATAGGGCTGCAGCACCGCCAACTACAACGATACCTTTAGCCCATTGAGGTAAATCTTTATAATACTGATATACTTTCATAATATTTTTTTTATCTTACTGCCCTACCACCCTTAGTATTAATAGTTTTACCATTATACTCAAATGTAGGTATATTGTTTTTTGCTGCTTTAGACCAAACTCTTAAAAAAGCCATGTCAAACTTTTTAAGGTCTTCTAACGTTCCCGTACTAGCGTCCGCTTTTTTGATTGCTCTAGCATAAGCATTTTTAGAGAAATACATATAGTAAGCTCCATAAGCTACTACTGCGTAAAGACCAACGTAAAAAACTAATTTTTTATTCATAACTTTTTTTTATATATACCTAAATTTATATCCGCTACAAGATTTAGATACACCTCTTAAATTCTGACTTATTGCAGTAGCAGAAACACCAAATTCTTTAGATGTTTCTTTTATGCCATTACAAAATCTAATATGATTACCTTTTAAATCCATTTGCTCAAATTTAACTCTTAAAAGTAATCCGTTTTTACTTGTATCAATTAATTTATTTTTTATGGCATGGACAATTTGCTCTCTATGAGTAGCCCATTCTAAATTTTCAACTCTATTGTCTTTCTTATTACCATTAATATGATTCACAGTTGGTTTTCCATCAGAATTTTCTATAAATGCTTCAGCAACTAACCTATGAGCAAAAACTAATTTCACACCATCTTCATTTCTAATTTTACATTTTATATAGCCTCTAACATTAGTACCATTAACTTTTACCCAATTGCCCTCAAGGTTTTTTTGACATAAAGATTTACTATATACATTTCCATGAATATCTACCTTATAGTTCGGGTATTTGTATACAATTTTGTCTTCCATCTTATAATTAATTGCCTGAAGCGTAAACGTCTTTAATATTATATTCAGCTATATAGTCCTTAATAAACTTATCGATGATTTGGTATCTTATTTTATTTTCGGGACTAGGAAACCCTATAAATGTTTCTCCAAATGCAGCATAAGCCTCCTTGATTGGATAGCCTAAGCCTAAATATATTGTAAGACCGTTTAAGTCTGCTTCAGTTTCGTTTGCTATATCACTATTCACATAGTAGTGGCTAAACTCATGGAGTAAAATTGCCATTCTCATAGGAATAGTAAAAGGCACAAAGGCTTCCTGAGAAACTTGTATTCTACCATTTTTTGTGCTGATACGAGCAGGTGTAGCCATTTTCTGACCTTTACTGCTAATAATAAAAGGTAAATATTCAATTTTGAAATTACCTGCAGCACTTACATAATCTTTTTTAGAAGATAACGAACCTGCATTATAACAGAACTTTTGAGCAAAAGCAACGAAGTTTCTTACAAGTGGAGTGTCCATTTTGGTTTTACCCAAAGTAATATCTAGCTCCTCTCTTTTTACTTCTAGTACTTCAAAAGTAGGGTCTTCACCCTTTTTCTTATTACCATTCTTTTCATTATAGATGTCCAAAATACAAGTGTTTGGAGCTAAAGGCATCCTAACATATAATTCTTGAGTTCCATCTATTGTTTTAGTTCTATTGGTAAAATAGGTATTAGCCTGACCCTTATCATACACCTTTAATACAATAACTTGAGGACTAGTCGTTTTCACTACTACCTTCACTTTGCAGGGGGCAAATCTCGTCCACAGGTTATATTGCATCAGTATACAATGGGGTTTTTATTTTATCAGGATTTATACGACTTCTACGTTTTTGAGACTCCATAGCTTTTTCTTTTACCGCCTTACTAGCTTGTACGGGAGGTAACACAACTTCAAAATCTCTTAAAAAAGCATTCGTATACTTTGAAGATTCTACGTTTGTAGCATCAGCAATAACTTCTTTTACTTCAGCGTCTGTCATTAAACTAGCAGAAGGTTTTTTGAAACCTCTGTAATATAAGTGAGCAGCAATACCGCCTACTAAAACTCCAATAAGTACATCACCTATTTTCATATTATTTCTTTTTCATGATTTGACGAGCTACTACAGCTAACAAAATAATACCACCCACGATATATAAAGTCTTTACAGGCATTCCTAAAACTGTTTTTCCCATGTCTTTTTCTTTAGTTTTAAATTTATTTAAAGTTAAATTAATTTCTTGATTTAACCCATCATTCAAAGGGAAAATCCCTTTTGTTTTTTCTCTTGTAAGCCACTCAGAGAAATTGAGTGTACCGCCATCTTCTTTGTAAATTTTGAAAAGCTGATTTGCGGTTAGTGTCTTGTCCAAATCAATTTGACTTTCTGCCATATTTATGTTTATTTTTTGAATAAGTACAAAGAAGAAGCAAAACCTATCATGTTATTACCATCTTCAGAAACTTGATACCAACCTGCAACCTGAGAAGGACTGCCGTAAAGGGTACTTCCGTTTGCTATCTTCTTCACTATTTCAGACTTTGCACTTGGGGTCTTTCTAATATTTAGATTACTACCTAGTGTTTTAACCTGAAGGGCTTGTTTTGAGCCTGTGTTTAAGAATAAAGCAGCTAATGGATTTGTAAGTGCTAGATTAGCAGATACAAGTGCCTTTTTTTGCTCATCTGTTAATTCAGTAGATGTTGAAGCTGTAGGGTCAATAGTTATAGTTTCTCCTTCAACTTTTGGAGCATCTTTTTTGCCGAATAGCTTTCCTCTAAAAGCATAGAGTAAACCACCTACAGCTAATACACTTGCAACCCCGATTAATATTTTTGTATTCTTTTCCATTTTATTTGTGTTCTATTAGTAATTCACCTAATACTTCTATTCTACCAACCTTTTTTTGAAAGTCAATTTGCCCGATACTCATGTCCTGAATACCATTATTTACTTCACTAATCAAACCTTTAAGTTCCTTTTCAGCTTCAGCAAAATCTAATTTTCCTTCAGCAGCACTTTTATAGTAGGGCTCTTTGACATCAAAATGATAGTAAGTCAGCATTGATAGTCCACCTTTTTCTTTAGCGTTTTCTGCAATCTTCATAGCACCCTCTCCCCTTTTTTTAGAGAAGTCTTCAAGTTGTTTGTCTGTGCTCTGAGTACTCTGCTTTTTATTTTTATTCATAATTAAATAGGTTAAGCCCAATAGACCTAACCCACCTAATATGAATACTTTTGTGTTTTGTTCCATTATTCTTCTACTTTAGGTAGTAATAACTGAGATACCAAACCACCAATAATAGCTCCTATAAACGCTGAAGAGACTAAATTGTACTGACGAGAATAACCTATTAAAAGACCACCTGCCATTCCAATAAAGCCTCCTGTTATAGTGCCTTTTGTTTTTTTCAAAGCCATACTATCAGACTTTGATTTAAGCTCTTTAGCTTTTTGTAATAGTTCTGATGCTTCAGCCATTTTTTATTTTTTTATTTTTGACCGCTCTTCCAACTTCTAGAAACTACATAAACAGTAACACCTAGTGCTACAAGTCCTAAAGCATACGCTAGTAAATTTTTTCCGTTTTTCATTTTTTATGGATTGAATTGTGATAAAATCGTTTTTCTAGGTCTATTCTTTGGTGCACATCTACAAGCATCTTGGATATTTGTAGGAGCACCGCCCGTTGCATTCATAAACATTGGTGCACCAACACCTCTGTCATAAATGTTAGGTATTAAATTCTGAGAACTCATGTAAATTGGAGGTTTAACACCACTACCCAAAGCACTAACGGTTACAGGGTTTGCAGTTAAACCACTTGATGGCTGCTGAGGTGGAGGTTTAAGGTCAGGAATACCTACAATGATTGGAGGATTTTCATTTTTTAAATCTGAAACCTTAACTTCTTTTTTCTTACTATAATATCTTAAAGCAAGTATAGTTGCTACTATCCCCGCTCCAAACCATAGTATTTTATTATCTGTTGCCATGATTAGTTAGTTTTTTTAGCTTTTACAATAAGGTATATAGCTGTGATTGCTACTAACACACCCGCACCAATTATGATGTAAGTGGTAGCACTAGTTTTCTTACTAGGTGTACCCATGTTTGCTCTTAGCTCATCTTGTTGTGCTTGTAAGGCTGCAGCTTGATTACTAATGTTATTGGCATCAGCTTGAGTCTTGTTATTGATTTTATTTAAACCAATTTGAATACCTGCATTGATTGTATCTTGACTAGTAAGTGCTTTACCAATGTTTGCTAATAGTAAACCTACTCCTGTCTTTCCTTGAGGATTGTCGGCTGTAACTCTACTTTGTTTTTTAGCAGCAGCAGCTTGAGCAGCAGCAGCTTTTTTTGCAGCTCTTTCAGCAGCAGTCATATTATAAAAATCATCTGCTCCTGTGAATTGAAAATCGTCAATCCCTGTAAATCCAAAATCCTGTGAGCTACCAACAAATGATAATGTTTCACCTGCCTCTTTAACTTTTTCTGTTAGAAAAGTAGACAACTCATTTTTGAAGTTTGGACTTTTAGCTGAAGCCATAAGTACGGCAATAGTAACTTCTTTGTCAGAAGGATTGTTACCTACTACAACTCCGTTTCTTTTAAGTAATCTAACTAGACCATCTTTATCAGTAACTACAGCGTATGATAACGCTTCTTCTGTTACTTGTAGTGCACTTACTGCCATGTTATTTTAATTTAATTATTTTTTATTTACATAATACGTTACACCATAAATAGCTAGTGTAATACCAATTACCCATGCCCATTTTTGCCCTTTAGACATTCTTACACCAAATAAGCCTTCAACTTCGCTTACAGGATTGCTTGGGTCATTTGGCAAAGGTGCACCTTCCATAGTTTTTTTATCCTGTGGTGGTGGTGGTGAAAATTTGCTTTCATGCCTTTTCATGCAATCTTCAAAACTGCTATATTTACTTTTATCGTAACCATAGTTACAATATTGAAATTTTGCCTCTGCTGCGTTTTGTGGTGCTCGTAAAGCCATTATAATTATTTTTTAGTTGTTATGATAGCGAAAGCAATTAATACCGCTCCTGCAAACATTAACATACCTGTTTCCGAAGTTAATTTTTTATTGTCAGCAACTTGTTGTGCTGCTTGAGCTTGAAGCTGACCTGAGAAATTCATGTAAGATTCAAGAATATTTTTATTTGGATTTGAAGCGGTACAAGTACAGCCATCAGGCTTTTTACCATACTTCTTCTCGAAGTAGTCCATGAACAATTCTTTGTCAGGGTTATTTTCGATAATTTCCATTAATACGGGTTCGCCCTCGTAGGACACGAGTTGCTGTAAAACCGAAGAAAGAGGTTGGTCTCTGTCAAATTCGTAGCCATGTCTATGTGCCAACGATTTCACAAAATATGGATTCGCTGCAGCGGTGTATGCGTATATGTTTACATTACTCGACATGATATGCAATTTAATGAATTAAAAGTAAAAAAGGGCGAAGCTGATATAAAATCTGCTTCAGCCCTTTCTTTTTTATTTTATACCGCTAGAATTAACGAGCAGCAGGTCTGATAATCTTTGGACTACCGTATTGCTTAGAAACAGGGTCTCCGTTTAAGCCACGAGCAATATTGATGTTATCAGAAGGGTAGAATTGGAACTGAACACTTGAACTTGCGAACATAGTGAAAGTCAATTTAGTGAAGCCATCGATACGGAAAGGTTGTTTCAATTCGATAACACCACTTTGGTTCTGATAAGGGTCAATTACAGGTGTCAAGATTTTAACAGCTTGGTTACCGTTAGCGTCTTGAGTAGTTAAAGTAATCGGTTGTAACACTTGACTTGTTGTACCATTTACAGAAGAAATCAAAGTAGAACCGATTGTGAAAGGGCTTACACTTGATTGGTTAAGTAAGTTGTAATAAGTTGTGTTAGAAAGGTTAGACGTAATGGTTACGTTGTTTACAGTTAAAGAACCTGCAGAGAAACCTGCATTGTTCAAGTAAACGTAAGCACCAAATACATCTACAGATACTGCAGCGTTTGAAGCGTTAGATACTGTGATGATGTAAGGCTGAGACTTCATCATACCTGCTGATGCCATTGGAGCTACTGCAGGTGCTGCGTCAGCAGCGAAGAAATTGTCTGCCCCTGTAAAATAGGTTTCGTCTGCGAAACCATCTACACCAATAAACTGCTCGTTAATAGAGCGGTTAGCTTGTTGTAAGTACTTTTGAATACTAGACATTGTGAATTAATTTATTTTTTTTAAAAATTTGTTTGTTTGTAGTTAGTTCCTTATGAATTAAGCACCAATCTTAGCTTTGTCAAGCAACGGCTTAACTGCTAACATATAAAGGGCTACACCCGCTGTTACTACTAAAACTTTACCTGCAAGAGATTTGAAGTCCATTTTTTTCTAATTTAATTTTTTAAGAATAATTGTGTATCAACTGAATACAGATTCAAATGACATATCAAACCTATGTACTTAATTTTAATTGATAATTAAATCTAATTAGTTTGTTTACTACAATCGTTTGTAGCAAAACGAGGTAATTTGATACTTTATATTACGTTTATTTGTAGCAAAAAAAATCCCCAATAGAATTAACTATCAGGGATAAACAAAAAACTCAACACAGAAACTATCCTATATACTGAGCAAGTAGCCTTCTTTTAACTTCAGCTCTTGCCGTATTATCATTATATTTTTTCTTATTCTTTTCGTCTTTGAGCACCAAATAAGGATTTGTAAGAGCTCTAAAGTTTTCGCTAATATATTGCTCTACTGCATCTTCAATCATTTCTTGGCTATAGTTACCTCTGATGTTTGATTCGTCCATGTCCACATAACAGTAAAACCTCTTGTTGCCTGAATCGTACTGAGTGTTTACCATGATTTCGGCAATACGCATATACTCAAACTTATCAGGGAATTTATTTTTATGCCTTTCAACTGATTCGACATTCTTATGAAATCTTAATTGGTTTAGATTACCCCAAAGTTTAGTAACAATTCTGCCAATAGACTGATAAGACAGAATAATGTCTAAGCCAACGTGACGATTGGTAGCAATAGCACCAACTAAATCAGAAGGCATATGGTCACCGATAAATTTAGAAGGGTCTTCAATGACCAAAAGTCCATTTTTAAAAGTGCTTAATACATAGAACAAAGCCTGAGCCCATTCGTCTAGTGTCATTCTAGTTCCGTTGGGGTGGAAAGGTCTTATCCTTCTAACTTCTACATGAGGGTGAACAGTAAAAAGACCTACGTCATTAAGCGACAAAGCTCTGATTCCAAATACTCCATACTCATCGTTTACGTCCATTACAAGAGCCTTACGACCTTTAATGCCATGATAAGGGTCTCCTTCTACATATTTGTTTATGGTAATCATGTGAGCCCAAGTTTTTCCCACACCTTTTTTACCAACTGCTGCCATCAATAAAGGTTCTCTTCCCATTTCTAATTTTTTGTTTCTTTAAGTGCCATTTCTATTCTGTAAGAATCGTACACTTTTGAAAATGATATTCTTCTGATAGTAGTATCACACATAGCAAAGTCATACTCAATCTTCATAAAGTTTTCTTTCTTTATAAAAATCGGGATAACCTTACAATCCTCTACATAAATGATAAAATCGTCATCGTTTTCAACAGGGAAATAGATTTTTTCTGCCTCTTTATCAAAGACACGAATAACACTCATTATCCTCTGCTTAAACTCAATCCACTCAGGGCTTTTAATTCTCATTTTAATCTAGTCCTTGCATTTGTGGATTTGGTTTCTCTTTCCCGTCTTTGTCCGTTTCTCTCAAAATTATTGCTTCAGCTATTTCACTTTCGTCAATGTTATTGATATAATCTTTTGGTCTACGACCTCTTTTACCACCTGTCTTTCTACTTTTCATAGCCTCTTGATATGAGCTATTGCCACCATTTGCTTTTGCTGCATTTTCACTCCAAATCTTCTCCTTAGCTCTTTGTTCCATGAGCTTTGCTTTACCCGTTGAAGGAACTTTGTGTTCCGTTACAGTTGAGTTTATTACCGCCTCATTTGAGTTGAAATTATCAAACTCTTGAGTTGCTTCATAAGTTGGTGTAGGTGTCGGGGTTGGTGTAGGCTTTGGTGCAGATGGTTTAGGTGTTGGTACAGCCCCGCTAGATTTAATAGCTGCAGTATTTTCTACTAAAGCATTAATCAAATCATTTGCAGTAGATTTCATTTGATAAATGAGAACACTCTTAACTGCAATATCTTTACCAAAAGCAAAGAGTACATACTGCTCATCAGTCATACCCGCACCTCTTTTTTCTAGTATTCTTACTAGTGGAGGTTTAACGTCTTTTTTGAACTCTTTAGAAACAACTAAAGTGTCTTTTGTTTGGTTGTTAAACTCTTCAATAAACTCACCTGCAGAAATAGTAGAACCATCTGCCGTTGGCACTTGAATAGATAAATCTAATTCACCTTCAGCTTGAAGTTTTTTAATTCTTTTTTCAGGAATTTTCAGGAACATATTTCCCCATGAGTTGATTTGCTCATAGGTATCTAATATGATTGTAGCTAAGTGTTCTGCACCTGCTTTCTTTTCTGCATCAGTTGCTTGATTCATGGCAGGGTTTACAGGAGCTGATTCGTTTCTACGATTACCTCCACCGCCACCATCACCGCCTAGCATATCGTATGGGTTATCTCTAGTATTTATTGACTGAGGTTGAAAAGAAGGCTCAGGAATAATAGTAGATAATCGGTCTTGAGAAACAAAACCTGTTGGCTGACTATATGGTTTATCATTTACGTTGTCACTAAAGGGCATAAACTCCCTTTTAGGTTCTGTAAATGTTTGCTGATTTTGTTGCTGTTCAGTCTGATTTTCCATGATGGTTATTTGTTTAATAGTATTTTATCTAGTTTGTCTTTTATTTTTAAATAGGGTATATCCGATTTGTACTTAGGGTTCAAAGACTCAATCAGAATTTTGTATTTACTGATATTGGTCTTATGCCTAGATATGAAAATGGTATCACTAATATCTCTTATAGTCATACTTTTATAAAGATAGTAAACGCAAAAACCCACCGCAAACTTGTTATCACCTCTAGCGTACTTAGCATACAGCAAAGATTCTACGTCCATGCTAAATGCCTGTGAAACTGAGTTTAATACCAAATTTATGTATGGGTCATCAAAAGAGGTTACTTGACCATCTTCTATTGTGAGAGCAGCCATTGTTTTGTCATATCCATTTTTCTTAAAATAGCTGACAAAAGTCTCAAGAGCTGTAAATGTATTATCAAGATTCATGGTTATTTTTTATTGAACAAATGTATTTATTTTATCTCAAATTTACCAACCTGAAATTATATTTTTTAATTTACCGCCATTTTGTTTAAACCACTCTTTGCCTATCACTCTTAGCTTTACATCAGGGTGATATTTAGCCATCCTTTTAATCTTTGTTGCTGACTTTGCATCCATGTAGCCCTTTATTTCAATCCATTCCTCTGAGCCACTAGGAAAAATGACCATAAAATCAGGTTTATAGTTATTTGTTCCCCTCTTTATTGCCTCAAACCAAAAGGTCTTAGGTTCGTGCTGCCATTCAATTATATGACCATGCTTTTTCATAAACTCCAAATACAAAGCATATCTATATTCCCATCTGCTTCTATAAAAGTTTCTTTTACCACCAATTTCAGCCCAATCTTGTTTCCAAGTGGACTTACCGTCTTTTAAGTGTATTTGCATTATAGTCCGTATCTAGCTTTGAAATCTCTGTCTTTTATGATAGTTTCAACACAATAAAGTGAGAAATCGTTATCTGAAGGATAGTGAAGACCCAAATAAATTCTTGAGTATTCAATGTCCTTAGCCAAAGAATCAAAATAGCCAAACTTCTCAGGGAAGTGATTGCCTAGTACATGGCAAATCAAGGCTGCCTGAAATGTATGACCTGCAGGATATGAGGGTGTTTCAGCCGAAACTGAACTAAAAGGGAATAGTTTTAATTTGTAGTGCTGTGCTAACTGATAAGGTCTTGGACGCTGAAAATGGTACTTTAATTTAAGTATCACAGGCAGACTTTCGTCTATTAGACTATCTACTAGTTCTATGCCTTTGTCCCCTAGTTCCTGATTTATAATAACACTAGCAAATATTCTTTCAATAGAAGGGTCGTATGACCTATATCTTTTGAGAGCCTCTTCGTCAGCTTTTACATCACCGATATAATCTACTACTTCGTTTAATTCCTCTCTAGTAGCTTTTGAGCTATTCAAAGGGAAACCAAACTTGATTAATTGAGGCAAATGTTTATCTAAAGGGCTTTCAACCTCTAAATAAGGTAATTGCCTTTGTGTTGGATTGCCATAGGTTATAGAATCAAGCATAATTGTTTATGGTTATTTTGTGTTTTTATATTTTTTATTTTTTTACCCACCTGTTAGGTCTGTATACCGTTTGTACCGCTTGTAAACCATTTCCTCTTGATTCGGGAGCAGTAAATTTATAAACTCCAAATTGAGTAGTTAAAGTATCACCTAACGTTGGTTTACCACCTACTGAATACTTTTTCATGGCAGCACTTTCAAAGGCTAAAACCTCTTCTTTGCTATCCATCATACCACCATAAAGATTACTAAATACCCTATTTGATGGAATTACAGATGGTTCTCTACTAGGTAGCTTAATACCTCCACCTCCACTTCTAACTACTTCTTCGTAAGTGAGACCGCCTCTATTATCTTGAGGCTGAGTAACTACACCTTGACCTTTTTGTCCTCTCATCTTGTAGACATAAAATGCTACTGCACCTAAGCCTAAAGCAATTAGAATCTTTTGATTTGTTGTCATTTATTTTCTGTTTTTCAAGTAATTATTTCCGTTGTATATAAGTGTAGAAAGTCCTAAAATGAATAAACCAACCCTTATTGGATTGGATAAACTCTTTTGACTAGCTACATAAAAACAAAAGGGTGAAATTACAAATACGTCTACAAGTCTTATCTGCTGAACAGATAAAAATGGACTATAAGTTGTACTAGTTTCTTTTTTTGTCATATTATCCAAGTCTCATAACGGGTCTTCTGCCTCTTGAGCCTGAAGCGTTTACTTCTGCTGTTTTCTTTGCAGCAAGAGCAGCACTTTCCAACTTACCGATTCTTTCAATCACGTCATTGTAAGCACTCTTTTCCATAGCCATCATGAGCCTGAAATATTGAATAGCATAAATACCAACACCCACTATCAAAGCAGACACAGATACCTCTACTACGTTAATATCACCAAACCAAGCTCTGATACCGCCACCACTTGTTGTTTCACCGCCTTCTGCCATAGCAGGTGCAGGTGTAGGAGCAGGAGCAGCCATAGGCATGGGAGCTGCTGCAGGTGCAGGAGCGGGTGTGCTTACGGGTGCAGGAGGGGCACTATTTTCTATTGTTGTATTCATTTTAATCTTTTTTCTTTTTAGCTACTAAGTAAATGCCTAGTGCAACGAGTAGTAACCACCAATAACTCTTCTTTTTCTCAACAGGTGCAGCATCTTCACTACCACCGCCTCCACCACCGCCCATAGGTCTAATTCCTAGATTGGTTGAAGGTAAAATAGGAATAACGGGAATTGCAGGGACTACTACGTTTGTATCAGGTTTTGGAGCTGCCGTTGTAGTACTAGTAGTTGTGCTAGTCGTACTATCTTCAGGTCTATTACAATACCTTTGAAACATATCATAAGCAGCCATTGTTTCATTAGGAGTTGCTGCCCCACCGCCATTTGTAGAAATAAACGTTGCTAAATCGGCACAAAAGGTAGGAGAGCCAAGTTGAGGTAACTGCATACGAGAACCCGTACCGCCACCTAGATTGTCTTTAGTTGTATCGTTGGGATTTGATGGGTCACCTTCTAAGCCCACAAATTCAGACTTACCCGTACCAATATCATAAGAGTGATTTCGAGGTTTTACGAATTTATCTTCTCCCTCAAATACAATGACCTTTTCTTTCCTTTTTGCCATAATGCTTATTTTAATTGGGCTGCAGCTCTTTTAATAGCGTCAGTCCATTTTTCCCCTTGTTTGCGGATTTTCTTAGCCAATTTAGCAATATCTGCTACATTGATTTTCTTTTTAGCTGTTGCCATTTTTATATTTTTTAGTGATTATTGACCACTTTTCCAAGCAGAACTGATTACTCTTACGGTTACATAAAGAACCAATAAACTTAAACCAACTCCTACTGCTGTAGATACGATACCTTTCTTTTCCATGATTTTTATTTTTTAGATTTAAAAATAAGTTGTATAAAATTAGCAATTATTTCTAATTACCTATATTTTTTTTTATTTAGCTGTCACGTTTCCACCAAAGCTGCCTTTACCTCCAAAGAAAGCGTCATCCCAAAAGGTTTCTTCGTTTCCTGTGAATGGTTTGTACTCAAATACGTCAAAACCTGCACTTTGAGGTATATCCCACACCTTTTTAGCTATTGCATCTTCATTACCTGTAAATGAGTGTACATCGTCTTTATTCCTTAGTATTTTGTCTACTAAGCCTCTTTTGAGGATTTCTATTCTGTCAAAATAACGCTGCCCGTTTGGCTGAATAGAAGTACCGAACCTTACACCCCAATCATAAGCTATAAGATAACTAGACTCACCTCTAAGCACAAATGGCTTACCATTTATTGTTAAATAAGCAATTCCCTTACTATAGTCAATGCTATCAATCGTAATCTTAGGAGACCATATGTTGTTTTTATAAAAGGTGTAAAGACCAAAAACAGCCACAACACCTGTAGATATTGCTGCTATCCTTAGAAATGTACTATTTGCTTTGCTTAGTTTACTTGTTAAATCTGACATATTAAGCCATTGTTGAATGAAATGAATCGAAATGTTTTTGACGGTCAGCCAATCCAATGACCCCGCCATTAACTCGTTTGGTTACTGCAAGTACAACTTCGTGACCATGACCCTTATCACAAATATCCCATAATTTGTTGGTATGGAAGAAAAAAGCTGCACTCATAAGTGGGTATTTTGTGGCAACTAAATCAGGATTTGCCAAAATATCGTCTTCTACAAACTTATCAAAAGCTGTATAATTATTCTTTCCTGTAAGTTGGATGTAGCCACGACCTCTAAATTTGTAGCCATCACCACTAGCTTCGTCACCATTACCCATACGGTTGCCATACACCTTGTTTGCAATCTTTTCAGGCTGTCTAGCATACTTTGCAGCTAGTTCAGTTGTCGGAAAATATTTAGGGAATATCTTACGAAGTCCGTCTGCTGAGTAGTTTAGGTTTTCTTTTGTAAACTTAAAATGACCACTTTCATGACCGCATTGAGCCAAGAAGTGACACAACCTCAAAGGATTGGTCACACCAAACTTTTCCATAATTGCAGGTATTTCGTCTAATACTGCCTGTGGTAACTTTGTTCCTAATTTTGAAATATCCATGTTATTTAATTTGTGAGAATGCAAAAAATGTAAGAAAAGCGAATAGTATACTATTTAGTCTGTGAAGTTTTAGTTCAAATTCTGTGCTTTTCTCATACTTATTATATATCTCGATGTTTTTATAATACCTATTTTTATAATCGTTCAGCGTGTCAAGATTAACTCTGTTTTGTGCTGTAAGCCTTTCTTTTAGTGCGTAGTAGTCAATTTTCTGTGTGTTTATTTGCCTATTAATTGACGCTATGCTATCAGTATATCTTTCTACATACTTTTTAAAAGTAAGTATAGAGTCTGACTTTATAAAAGACTGCTTTTCAAGTGAATCAATCATGGTATTGATTGCCCTACCTTGTTTCAGGGTAAGAACAATAACACTATCATTCCCCAATTTTTTAACTACCTGCCCCTTTAATAGAGAAGGGCTTACTATCGTCAATGCTATTAGCAGAGTCAAGTTTAGCTTTAGTTTCATTTAATTGGGTTTTTAATTGATTTACTTCACTTTTTAATGTCGTTATCTTGTCGGCTGCTTTATCGACTATTTCATTAGCCTTCTGTGCAGCCTTTTGCTGTATCTCACCATTCTTACTCACATTTTTGTTTGCGTTTTCAATCATGTCGTTAAACTCCAAATCCTTTTTAGTTTCCTCAGTAGGATTTTGAGCACTAATCAATCCACATGACATACTCATGCCGATAAAACAAACAATCAATAGATTTTTCATTCTACGGATTTTTAATCTTATTTAATGATTCAAGCATTTCAAATCTTGCACTAGAAGATGCGTTAGAACTATCGAGACTCCTGATAACAATAGTTTTCAAAGAGTCCCTGTATTCTAATTTATCTATTCGTACATTTTGCTGTACCGAATTATTTTCAAATATCTTTTTAAGGTCTACATAAACATAAGCTATGCCTGTAACAGCCAAGAATGCTATTGCTGCCGTTGGCTTTTTGGCAAACTCCTTAAAGCTAATTGGCATTTTAATAGCCCCTGTTGCTGCCTCCACTACGCTAGAAGTCTTCTTTCTAACGGGTGCTTTTCTAGTACTTACTGCTTTTGCCATGTCGTTTATTTATACGCTGTTATAAAAGCTATTTTATTCATTTGTTCGGGCTTTATAAGAGCCAAACCGCCCTTTTGCTCCAAGTATTGAACTTTGGTAGTCAAAGACGCTACAGAGCTATCACAATGCCTTATATGCTCAGTTTTTATGCTGTCTCTATATTCGAGCATTGTTATTCTCTTATCCTGACTATCTGTGTATTTATGAAATGTACCTTTCATATCTGCATAAACGTACACTATACCCATAAGCACAATAAATAGCATAGCTACTATTGGGTTTTTTGCGAATGTTTTGTAGTCCATCGGAGATTTAACTTCCATTATTCCTCAGTTTTAGGTTCTTATTTCTTTTTGCCATCCTCTTGAGTGGCATATTTAATACCCATAATTGTTCCAACTATCGAAAAAGCGTTTGTCAGCAACACACTAAACATATTACTCCAAGTAGAGCCAATTATTTGTGTGTCTTTTCCCGTTATCATAGCCAACCAATATAAAATAGTTGTTACAAGACCAACTCCAATTATAACAGATAAAGCAACTTTAACAATAGTTTTTATTAACTCACTTTGACTTTTTTTAATCATCACATCCAAATCATTCAAAGCAGCGTTCTTTTCTATTTCTATTGAATTTTTAAGTTTTTCAGTGTTATCTAATTGATTTTTCAACTCTTTTGAAAGTTGGTCTATTTCTTTTTTGCTATTGACATTTTCAGTTATGTCAGTAGCAATTTTCATTATTTTAGTTATAGTGTTGTTTTCATCGAATATAGGATTGTAAGTTGCTTGTAAATAAATAGCACTACCATCCATTTTCCTTCTTTCAAACTCTCCTTCAAAGAACTTACCACTTCTTAGTGTTTCCCAAAACTTTTTATACTCTTCTGACTTTGAATATTCGTAACTAACAAATATGCTATGATGTTTTCCTACAAGTTGTTTGTGGTCTTCATCTTCATATCCCATAGCACTTAAAAATATTGAGTTCATACCCAATATGTAACCATCAAGGTCAAAATATATAATAGCATTACTCCTATTTATTGCCTCTAGCCTACTTAGTAACTCTTCCTTTGATAGGTTTCTCACAACTAATTTTCCTCAGTTTTAGGTTCTTCGGATTTTGCTAAATTCTTATTACCAAAAATGGCTTCTGCCCCTGCAATTCCGAGACAGCCAAACGTTGTATACATCAAGCCATTAAATACGATTGGCTCAATCACGAACTCTTTGCGGAGAGCACCTGTTACTACGTCTGTTAAGCCATAAACAATCATAGTTACAAATGATATAAAACCCACAACTGTTTTAGGGTTAATATCACTTTTGTCAGAAAACATTTTAATCAAAAACTGCTTCATATAGTTAATTTTTATTTTCAACCGATTTTTTCGTACCAAAATAGTACGAGAATATTAGTAATACCAATGTCTTAATCAGGTCAAAGAGTTGTTTATCTTGTTCGTCATCTAAGAGTTTAATCTTAAATGCAATAATCTTATCTACGACCCAAACACCAACAAGGGCTGTAAATACAAGTAAAATAAATCTTACAAGTATCTCTTGCGTATCATTGGCGAACATTTTGTTCACGAAATACAAAGAGGATATGATAAATGCTAGTCCTAAAAGAACTGCAAAAATCATGACATATTGGTTATTCGAGCTAAACATTAGTAATTAAAATTAAGTATATTTTCGGTTACCATAAAATTTTGTCTGCGTAAAAACCTGCACTCCCTCTAACGTGCCTGTCCTTTTCGTGCCTCATTTTATATGCCTTTCTCCTTCTTTTTGCGAACTCAAGACCTTTTTTCTGTTTCCACAAATGAAAGTCATTCATTCCCAAAGCTCCGATTGAGGCTATCTTTTCACCTTTGGCATTAAAAACATCAACCTTCTTGCCTTTTACGGTAGAAGGTTTAATGCTTACTCCGAGCCTCTTGGCTGCAGTGTAACTTGCTTTTGATATTTTATATGCCATAGTCTATTTGTCTTTCAAAACTACCCTGCCAAGCGTCACTAGAGCTATCACTCCACCTAAAGCCCACCAAACCCAATCTGAACTTTGCTCTTTCTCAATTGCAGGTGCAGGAGTGGGAGTTGGGTCAGGTGTCGGAGTGGGTGCAGGTGTCGGGGCAGGAGCGGGAGTGGGTACAGGGGGTGTAAGTCCACCTTTTGCAGCCAAATCCTTCTTTGCCTTTCCTTCTAGCATTCTAGCTGTGTTAGCAGCGTAAACATCTTTATTTTTAAACCAAAGATTTACTTTACCTACTAGAACGTCATCAGCGTCTTCTACTAGTTTTTGTAATTCCTCTAGTTCTTCTCTTAATTCCTCTTTGTCTTCGTCATCTACGTCATTGAAATCATTTTGTATGTCTACAAGTGATTCATACTGAGTGTAAAAGTCTTTAATGGCTTTTTTGATTGGCTGTGACATTTGTTCTTTGTCAATGCCTAGTTCTTGGATTTTTTGCTCGAATTTGATGTTCATTTTGTTTTATTTTATTGGTTATGTTTTGAATTATAGTGCTTTGTCCTTATAGATAAGTGCTAAAAACCCGTCTAGACCTAACATTTTAAGTAAATAGCCTCTACTTTCAACAGGTACAGAAGACATTTGTGACAGCGTTGTACTATCTATTGGTTCTAAGATTGCTTTTGTTCCTTTACTGATTGCTCTGTTGTAAGCTCCTGCATTGTAAGCAACCATAGCTTTATTAAGCTGACCTCCTGAAAGAATTGTAGTAAATCTTTCTAAAAGCCATCTTAAAATCATTGTACCTGCCATTACGTTGAAATTAGCATCTCTTTGTAGATTAGACAAAATACTACTTCTAAGACCTGCCGTTAAGGTTTTAGCCTTTAATAAATCAGGAACTCTTTGATTTAAAAGATTAACACTCTCTTGAGGTAATGGGCTATCGACTTCGCTTCTCCATTTTCTAGCCACTTCGTATATAGCCGTTGGTGTTACTTGCATAAGACCTGTAGCTTGAAACCTATTAGGAGCTGCCATAGTACCGCCACTTTCAGTACCAATAAATCCGATAATCACACCAACAGGTATTTCATACAAAGTAGCCCATTTCTCTATGATTTTACCGTAGTTAGAATTAATCTGTTGAATCATTTTTATGTTAGCAGCCTTAACTGATGGGGTGCTGTAATTATAAGTCCCTGCCTTAAATGAAGTTTTAATATCAGGAACTTTTAAAAATATCTTGGAGTAAGCCATCTATATAATTTTAAGCGTCTTTGTTATCGTCTTCTACTTCAATGGTAAAAGAACCTTCTTTAATCTTTGTAGTGTTTTTCTTAGCTACAATTTTAGTGTAAGCAAAGTAGCCTAAACCTAAGATTGCAAGACCGATTACGATGTTTTTTAAATTCATTTTATTTCTTTTTTATGTACAAATATATTCCAAGTCCTAATAGTAAAATGCCTAAACCTAGCCCTTTCTTGTTTTTTCCCACAAATTCCACTATTTGTGCCCTTAGCATTCGTGCTTTTAGACCTCCCGCATATTCAGATATTTCCTTTTCTGCTTGAGGTGTACCATAAGCTCCAAAACCATAGTATCTTCTCTTTTTAAGTAGTCTTGAAAACTCCTCAGGTGTTTTTGCATTTTTCAGTTGCTCAGGGGTTACACCACCCATAGTCTTACTATAAAGCCTAACTATTTTATCGGTAGCACTATCCTGAACTGAGCGGAACTTTGCATAGTGGTCTGAGTTTTTGCATTCACCACCACTTCTGCAAGATGCACTCCTTTCGTTTGTAGGTGCAAGTGTACCTCTAGTAGCTAACGGCTGACCAATGAATTTCATACCGCTAGTATTGTTATTTGCTTTGAATACTGCTGATGTATAGTTAGCACTCTCAAAACGAGCTTGTCCTACCACAAACTTAGCTGCAGTAGGAGTAAAGCCCTGTTTAATAGCGGTATCGTATATTATTTGGTCGTAGTTAGCCATTATTTTTTCTTTTTAGCCATTTTCTCTTTTAACTGAGCCATCCTAGAGCCAACGATTCTTTGAGCTGATTCTTTAGCCTCTGCCTTTGAGTAACTCTTACCATAGTCCTTTTGAACTTGAGGTGCTACTTTTTTACGCTTTAGTAAAGACTCCTGAACAGATTTTACTTTGTCAGCAAATTTTACTTTGCCACCTGAAGACATTTTTTCATTAACATACCAATCATATTCTATTTGTGGTTTTACATCTAATCCCTTTTCATCTTTTAGTATAAAAGTTGCTCCTTTTTGATATTTTGACATTCTAATTATTGATTCCCATTCTTTGTCAGTTATTTTACTTCTTGGAACTCCTAATATAGTTATATCTTCTCTTGTAATTTCACCACCTTTAGCCATGTAGCCACCATCTTTGTAAAAATTCCCTGTTTTAATATTTTCAAAGTTTTTCTCTAAAGACTTTTTAGCTAGTTCTAGTGAAGAATAGCTACCTGCATATAGTCTATGATTTGAGTCATATACATTTCCGTCATCTTTGTGATAAAAGAATTTTCTACCCTCAACTTCAAAAGGCTGACCACCTTTTCTTGTCATACCACCTTTTGCCATTTTGGATTCAAAATTGTCCATAATCATTTTCAAAGTATCTCTCTTACCGCTATAGTTTCTTGGCATTCTAGCGTGTATACCATTAATCTTAAATATTTGTACATCAACTTCTTTAGTACCTACAAACATTTTTAATTGTACGTCTTTACCATCAACTTCTTCACTAATAAAATGCCACTTATTTGGCTCTTTCATGGCATCTTTCACCTTTTTTTCAAATGAGTCAGTTACTCCACCATCAGCCATTTGTTTTTTACCTAAAATTTGAGATAATTTTTCTTCTACTCTTTCCCTTACAACACTATCATGTACTCCTAAAACTTCATAAGGGTTATTACCTTGACCCGTTAGAGCCCAAAATCCTCTGAATGTCATTGTATCATTTATTTCTTTACCTAAATCATCGGTTGGATAATTTTTAATATACCAATCTTTAATTTTCATACCACTTCTAGCACCTTTAGGCATTACTCCACCTTTAGCCATTTTGTAATCAACTTTGACCCAATCTTTATTTGCTACTTTACCTTCTGCACCATACATTCCTTCAAAGAACTCTTTATCATTATCATCGTATTTGAAATATACTTTTCTAAACTTTCCATCATCAATTTTAGTTATTTTCAATTTCCCAAAACCTTTACGTTCATAAACATCACCTACTTTTACTTCACCACCTTTAGCCATGTAGCCACCTTTCTCTAACATTGGTTCTATTTGCTTAGGATAATTGTTTTCAGGATAACTTTTTACTAATCTTGCATAACCATCTATTTCTTCTTTAAGTTGCTCTTTAGTGCCATTATCCCCTTCAGAACCAACTTTTCTTAAATTTTCAGTTGGTTGCATACCATCCGTATCTAATCTTACTTCATATTTATCTGAAAGGTAACCATCGTATATACCAATAATAGTACCATATCTCTCATTATCAACATCCCAAACAATTTCCCCTAATTTAAAATCATCAGAAGTTTGTTTTGAGTAATCTAATGAACCACCTTTTAATGCTGAATTTTTAACATAAACACCATCTAAAATATCTGAGCCTTTTAGCTTCAATGATTTATTATTCAGAGTTACCATTAACTCTTTAATATCTTCGTTTGGTATATATGTACTTGGAACTTTACCACCTTTAGCCATTTTACCTTCTGCTCTAAATTTTTCTAATAATGTATCAGGTAAAGGATTATCTAAATAATCAATATATCCTTTTGCAGATTCTATTTGCTTTTCTTTAGACATACCCATAGATTTTTCTCCTGTTGGTTTACTTTCGTCTAAATCAATAATAAATCTAGTTCCTCTATTTGGGTTTAAAACCTCAATTACACCATTGTTGTTATTCTCTACAATACCATAACCTTTATAAATTTCTAAAATGGTATCTCCTATTTGAAAACCATGAATAAGCATACCTCCTAATTCCATTTCACCACCATCTTCAAAGAAACCGAATAGTTTAGTTTCTTTTGGTTTGCCACCTTCAAAATCTTCCAAATCTTTGTATACTGACTTCTGACCATCAGTAAATAGGAATTTACCTTTGTTTTCGCCTGAGTCTATTTTACCTATGAACTTGAACTCTTCACCGCTTTTGTCTCTATACCAACGTCCTGCAGTCATGCCACCTAAAGCATATAAACCACCTTTTTCAGCTTTTTCCATTCTTACAGCTATTTCTTTAAGGTGCTGAGGTACGAAAGAGAATAAGTTAATTGACATTTCAGCTCTATAATTGTAAATAGACGCACTCATAATGTCACTAACAGCTTCATAGAAGTTAGCGTCATCTGTGCCTGAATTTTCTACTACTTGTTTCTCGATTCCGAATAAACCATCTACATATTTAGCACATCTTGCTAAACTCTCTTTTTCACTTTCTTTTGCGTTCTGCATGATTTCCATAGCAGATTCAAACTCTTTTACTGCAGTTCCGCAGATGTCAAAGTTTTCTGTTTGGTAACCGAATACGTCAATATTCTTTCCTGAACCGAAGTGTGCAGGTACTTTACCCCCTTTAGCCATTTTAGGCTTCAATTTGCCTTGTTCTACATAAGCATCAAATGAATTTTTAGATATACATTTTAAAATTGAATCATCTTTTTTGTAAAATAAGCAAACCTCATCATCTATACCTAATGATGAGTCTTTAATATAAACTTCCTCTTCACCCATCATATAGGAATTTCCTACTTGACCACCATCAGCCATTCTATATCCTTTACCTGATTTAGCAAAATCAACGATTTCTTTTGCGTATTGATTGTCTTTATTTCCTGATACTGCTGTTGCAAAGTCAGATGCAGTTATCATTCGTCTACCAAGTCCTTGCATAATATTTGACAAATCTGATTCTGTTAAGTTGTTTTCGTCTGAAAATCTTTCGACTCCTGACTTTCCTACACCTGTCATGGATGAAATCTGTTCTATAGTCAAATCTTTAATACTTTTCATAGTTTTTGTTTTTCCACCATAAGCCATGTAGCCACCTTTCTCATAACGAACATTACTCAATAAATTGTATGCTATTTGTAAATCTTCATCAGCATAATTTGTTCCTGATTTTTCTTTAATTCTACGAGAAAAGTCTTCAAAGGAATTACCTGTTGCGTAAATATCATTCTCATAAGCAAAGTCTGCAATTTTTTCTGAATCACTTAATTCAATAGATTTTTTGATGTTGTCAGCTAAACGATGGTAACCCTCCATTCTTAACAAGTACTCGAAAGCTCCTGCTATTCCATTACCATCCCAACCTGAATTTTGAGAAACTTTTACTGCAAAATCTCTAGTCTTTGCATCACCATGCCAATATTTAGAGTCGTATTTCTCGTTGATAGCATCAAACTTTACTTTAAATTCAGGGTCGCTTGGACTTGGATAATCAGGTTTAACCGCAATTTCAGGTTTTTTTTCCAATATGCTAACTAGCTTTCTTGCTGCATCGTGATAATTGGCATCAGTAAAGGCATCTACGGCAGCTTGAGCCATAATTAATTCATAATCTGCACCTAATTTTTTAGGGGTTAAACCCTTTTGTGAAGCCATTTTTCTGACTGCCAAATTTAATTCACCACCTTCAGCATAATTCATATTATTATTTTTTAATTCGTTTTCAGATTTAATATTTCCACCATAAGCCATTTTTTTGAAAGGATTGCCCTTTGGAAGAGCTTTATCTCTTAATCTTTTTAATCTAATATCGTGAAGTTTTTTAGCTAATTTATTCAATGATTCAATTTCATATGATAAATACTCTATATGACCTGAATCTTGACTTTTTTCATCTAATAGTTTTTTTAGTTCTGATTGATATTCGTCTCTCTTTTTGATTGCACTATTCATATCTTTTTCAATCTGCAAATCTATATCTTCATCAGTTTTACCCCCATCAGCCATTTTTTTATAACTTTCAACATCATACACAATTTCCAAGTCTTTCTTTTCTACTCTTACTATTGGAGGGTAAGCCCATTTTTTGTCTTCATTCAGAACTCGAATATCTATTTGTTCATCATCAGAAAATTTTTCAATATCTTCTTGAATAACAACATATAATTGATTTGGGTCTTCATCGGGAAGTGGGTTTTTAATGATTACAATATCACCTATTTTTAATTTACCACCTTTAGCAAATCTTAATACTTCTTTATCATTTGCATTTGAACCTCCAAAAGATGTTGTTAAGTTGGTTTTTATTCCATCTTCCCATAATATCTCTTGACCTTTAATAGTTCCATGATAATATTCACCATTACCTAAATTCATTCTAATTTTATCCCCATTGGTAAGGTCTTTGTATTTAGTACCATAACCTATGTTTCTTCTTAAAATCCAATTACCTTTTGTTGAACCACCTTTAGCAAATTCATCAGCATTTTCCAAAATGGAAGTATCTAAATGCTTAATAGCCTCACTAAACCCACCTTTATATTCGTGTTGTTTAATACCTTGTAAAGTGAAAGTATCTAATATATCTTGTTTTAATGGCTCTAAAGACTTACTAATCTTTTTTACTTCATACTGAAATGGCTCTTTTCCAAAACCAAAGGTAATTGAAGCTGTTGCACCATCTTGCTTGTATGTGTAATCATAAGAGTCTTTATCGGACAATGTTAGTTTTACTGTCCTTTTTGTTTTTCCACCTTTTTCCATATATTGTTTATCTATATTAGACAATTTTATTAATAGTGTTGCGTAACTTTTGCCACAATCAATGTAAGTGAATTTGCCTTCCTCTTTCTCAATAACAATTGATAAGTCACCCTCTAAACCTACTTGAATATTAACTTTTTCAGATAAGTCTATTTGTGCATCAGTATCGTAATCAGCCTCATGCAATTTGACAACCTTATATCCCAAACTTTCTAAAGAATTGGCTATCTTTTTGGCTTTATCATTTGCAAAGTCTATATCTTGTTCCATGTCATCATAAATGTCCCCACCATCAGCCATTTTATCTGCTGAATAAGAGTTGTATAATTCTACAAAGTAAGGTTTAGGATATTTTTTATATGCTTTGTTGTAAGCGGAATCACGAGCTGTAGCTCTTACCTTAAATTCTTTCTTTTCTATAATTTTATCGTCCTCATCTCTTAGTATAGCCTTAAACTCATATATCATAGGAGCTTTTTTAACAGCTCCACCTTTAGCCATAGTTTCGTTAGGTGCAGATACTAATTTCCAATTTTCCCAAACATATCCATAAGGTTTAACCCAACCATAGTCTTTTTTGTAAAAGCTGTCTTTACCGTCAAAGAACGCATCTACTTTGTCTTTGCTATGAATTAAATCTTTTAACTCTTTATACTTTGATTTATCAACAATGTTAATCATAGAATAAATAGGCATATCCTTTGCTTGTTTGATTTTGAAGCCTTTTTCTCCTAATTTCTTTTGGCTTTCTACATACTCTTTAGCATCACTTTCATTATCGTACATTTCAACAACACGAGGTACTGACTTACCATTATTGAACCTAGTAAAGAAAACCACATATTTTTTGCTTACCTCACCACCTTTAGCATATTTATTGTTTTCCCACTTGCTCCAATCAACTGCATTGATTAAATCTTGCAGACTTTCAAACCATTGTGTATCGTATGCACTACCCTCTAATTTAACGGCTTCAGTTTTTCTGCTTTTAACAAATCTTTGAACAGCTATGGATTTTCTTCCCTCGTCAGTTGGCTCAAGCACCTCTTTGAATATAATAATATTTCCTTTTTTCTTTAAGATAGCCTCTTTCTTTGCGTCTGTTAAAATTCCACCATCAGCTAAATAAGGCTTTTTAGACGTTTGTTTATCTGTACGATTGGCTCTCATTTCATAGTAAACTTTACCTGTTTTTGAAATACGCTTTCCTGCAGGTAAGGACTTCCTATCACCATCTCTAGCAATATTATCCTTCTTTCTTTCCTCTTTTGCAGGGGCTTTAGCAGGTGTTTTTTTAGCCACAGACTTTTTAGCAGCCTTAATTTTTTCAGCTACTTTAGATACTTTTTTAGTTTTTACGGCTTTTTTTTCAGCAGCCTCCATTTCCTCTAATTCTTTTTCAAGTTTAGATTTTTGTGCCTTCAATGGAGCTATCAAATTAGAAGGGGTAGCCTTACTTTTTATGCCGTTTTCTAATTTATCTATTTTAGCTTTAAGTTCCTGCTTTGTCATTGTGGGTAAAATTTGTATGTAAATTTAGTAATATTTCTTATACCAATAACTTTAATGCCTCTAAAGTATCTTCAGCGTCCTTATCACCCGTTTCAGCTAATATTTCTAAAGCAGCTATTGTTTCTAAGATTTCCTCTCTTGTAGCTTCAGCTTCAGGTTCGGGTTCTATGTCTTCAGGCTCAGGGACAACAACAGTAGGTGGAGGCTCTTGGGCTATCGGAACTACTGCCTTTTGCTCTTCTAGTTTGGTTTCCATTTCGTCTACAGAAGGCTCTACAACCTGAGCTACCAATTCGTCATTTTTAACGAAATCTACAACCTTTTCTCCACCTTTCTTTTTGTCCACAACCATACCTAGACCTGTTTCCCCGCTTTTTCCTTTGTAGTCTATGTATTGGTCTTCTCTAATATCTGAAGGTGGAACGAAGTCACCTATTCCGTATTTACGCTTTGCAACCTCAACGATTTTTTCCATAAAAGTGCCAATGTATTCTAGCTCCTTTCCTGCAGGATAAGGTCTTTGGTAGCCTTCGGCAATAATATCTTCCATAGGAATATCAGCCACTAAGTAGTTACTAACTCTGTCTGCATCAAATAACTTTTTTAGAATCCATGTTTCCCAAGAACGAGCAAACAGCTCCACAGCACTTGTCCAATATTTAGTTCTACGAACACCGCCAATTATGTATCTTTTATACTTAACTGTAGGGTCTAAATAGACATATTGAAAGTAGGAATAGGCTGTTTTATGGTATAAATAGCTAGTTTTTAGCTTCATTGGTATTTCATAGCTTTCAAGTCCGAACTGCTTGATTATGTAGCCAAATACCTTTACTTGTCTAGGAAGTTGTGCTTCTTCTACTACTGCAAAATCGTCTAAATCAAGCTCATTAATAGTCTCTTCAATTGTTGCTTTGATTTCTATTGATTTAGATACCCACCTTCTTTGTTGAGCATTCCAAACGCTGTAAGTAGGCACTTCTTCAACTTCCTCAGCCTTAAATTTCATAGGAACTCTAGGAGTATATAAGTCATTACCCTTATAAATAAAGCTGAATAGCTCTTTAAAAAGAGTTTTCAATTCAGAATCAGGGCTGTAACCTTCAGAGGCAAACTGATTGGTTGCTCTTTGTTGGTCTAGCTCCACTATTACGTTGTCAAAGTAGTGACCCCACTCGTGAGCCACAGACCCGTCACCATTACTTTTAGTAAGGTTAATATCTTTTGTTTGAGGAAAATAGGCTGCAGCGTGTCCTTTACGTCCTTTTGCCCCGAAAGCTATCTTTAACTTACCTAGCTGATTTGCTTTTTTGATGTCAATATTTATGATTTCAGCCATGTCGCTGATGGCAGCTAAGAAGTGTTTTGTATGCTCCTTACTCCACTTATCGTCTACATATTGACCATAATTCACAGCAGAAAAGCCAAACTTATTAACAACTTCTGCAGGTGTGATTTCAGGTATCTTGTAGCCTCCTGTTCTTTTAATGTAAGAAAGGGGTGCTTTTGTGTTAATAGCTTGTTCTTTAGGAGCAGCAGTTTCTTTCTTTGTTTCGTCCTTTGTTTCAGGCTTTTCAAACCATGACCAATCATTAGGTCTTGGAGCTGAATTAGTAATTTTAGTTGCAAAATTCGCTTTCTCCCTAGTTATTTTTCCCTCTAAAAACTTAACAGCGAAATCTCTGAATTTCTCTATATCAGCCTTATATAATGGTTTTGCATAAGAACTAATCTGCCATTCTCTGTCCATAGCCGATAAGAGTTGTCTTTTATCCATTTTTTGATATTCAGCTACCCTTTCCTGATTAGCAGTTACGAACTTAAATTCTCTTTCTTTAATTGCTGAAATTAACTCAATAGATTTCTCTTCGCTTATTGGCTCTTTTTCTTGAGCTTCAATCCAAATAACTTTTGCAGCATCACTACGTCTAAACAACATATTTTCAAATCTTGAACCAAAAAGTTCATTGATTATTTTGTCTACAAGACTGTAACTATACATAAAAGCTGACCTAATATTTCTGTTCTGCTTTAAGGATTCCTCTATGGCTTTCTTGGTATCTTCGTCTGCAGTAGCATAGTCAGGGTTAAAAAATGTTTCAATAGCTTGAGGCATTTTCATTTCCCTATAGTAATCAGTTAAGGTTCTTATTTCTTCTACATTAAAACAAGCATCTAGCTTATTTTGAAGGTTCTCTAAAAAGAGTACATAGCTCTTACGCATACCCTTTTCGTCTTTAGGTCTTGTAGGAACAGCCTCTCTTATCTTTACTTTTAAAAACGCTGCACCCGAAGTAACACCATTGTCCTTTTGGGCTTGTACGTCAATCGGTGACCATACGTTGTCCTTCTTAACCATGTTATATGCCATTACAGCATCGTCCTCTAAGTCAGTTAGGACTTTGGAATTGATTAACCGAAAGGCTGCTTTTTCCTTTTTAGTCTGTGCTACACGACCAATATCTTTGAACTCTCTATTAGATTGCTTTTCTTGTAGCCTTTGTTCTACCTGTTCCTTTATTTGATTTAAGTCAGCCATGATTATTTGAAATTAGATTTACCAAATTGTGATTGCATAATTCTAGCGTCTTCGTCTTCGTCTCCATCTATAAAACCACCCATAGCATAACTTTTTTGAGGTATTTTGTTCTTTACAAGTGCTATTGCAGGTTCTAGTTCCCTTTCTGTGCTAATATTTTTGATTGAAATTGCTTTGTCCTTAAAGTATTTGATTAATTCCTCAAAAGTAAGGTGTTTATCCTCCATTTTAGACTGAAGCGGACTTTTAGGCTTGTTTACAAGGTTTACTCCGTCATCTGAAAACGACACCACTTCCCATTGGTCATTACCACCACTTGAATAAACTATTGTACCTACAGCTAACATAGGCATACCATCTGATAGTCCTAAATCGTCTGCAGTTATGTAGTGCTCGTTTACCATCATTTCCTCCATTTCAGGCTCTATTTCAACTTCAACCTCTACTTCTACTTTAGGGAATAAATGATTTTTAAGTTCTGTTTGGTAGTCAGTTTCCCCACCTTCAGCCATTTTATTATTGTATTTTAAAATTATTTGTGGGTTTGAGCCCAAATAATCATAATACTCACTACTTAATTTTTGATTATATTGATTTTCAATATCCTTTTTAGTGTTTCCGTAAAATTCATCAATAGTTGTTTCAAATTTTTGTTCAATTTTTTCTACACCATCAGGTAAGCCAAATATTTCCCAATTTAACTTTTGCTCTTTTGTAGGTTTTATTAAACTATCGTTTTTATAGTATTCAGTAGCATTTTCTATATGTATTAATTCTGCAGACAGCTTTCCTTTCACTTTTCCACCTTTACCAAATTTTGCGACTTTCTTTAATTTAATTGAATATTGTGCGTGTCCTGTATTTTGGTTGTATTCCATATTTACTGAATCGGCATCGAAAAATTCAGCACTTGAAGTAGCCTCTTTATGTAATTTTTCAGCCATGCTTGTCGTATAATTCTCATCAAGTCCAATAATTAAAGAATTTGAATCTTCATCAATATAATAAAACTTTATAGGCTGTACCTTCTTTATAAATATTTCTATTTTTTGAGCTAAAAGTTGATTTGTTAATGAGTGTAAATCACCTGTAATTCCACCTTCAGCCATAGAATGTTTACAACCGCATGAGCTTACTATTTCATGGTCTTTCATCATTTTGCCACCATACTTGTATTCTTTGCCACTTGTATAAATACTTTCAGGAATATCCCCGCCATCAGCAAAAGAGACACCTCCACCGCTTTCATTTATTTTTGAAAGGATTTCCCTGTTGGTCATCATTTTACCTTCAAATTCACGCTTAGTATCGTCAGAAACGGCATTACGAGTAATAACCACCTCACCCCCCTCCATTTCTAAAGGTTGGTTAGTTGATTTGTTTACAGCTTTGATACCGCCTTCGCTATGTCTTTTACCAACTAAAACACCGCCAACGTTACCGCTGCCATGTGAGAAGTAGTCTTTTACGCTTTTATCGTCAGGGTTTATTTCACCACCTGCTTTATAGTAACCACCTTTTTCCATTTTGTTATTTTTATGTTTTCTAACCATAAAGCCATTTGGCAATAATTCAAAGCCAAACTTCTCATAGTAAGATATTAGGTATTCTCTAGTTATTTTTTCCTTTTTAGCTTCATCCTTTATTTTATTGTGTCGAGGTATCGGCTCTAAATAAACATCTATTTCGTTCTTATCTGCTAATTCTAAAAGCTCCTTTAGTTTTTCTTTGCCATCTACACTTTCGTACCTTTTCTCAAAAAGGTCTAAAATCACATGATTATCCTCACTTGACATTTTACTGAACGCATTTGGTATTGATACCATTATGGTCATCTTATCCGATACACCACCTTTATACCAATCTTGGTATTCTTTGTAAAACTCTGTAACACCCCCATTAGCCATTTTATTTTGGATTTCCATGTAGTCTAATCTTTCAATTATTTCGTTTGCCTGTCTTATGGGCTTTATTGATTTGTAAATCAGAGCTTTGTTAAATAGTGAATTATCTAGTAAATCCCCCTTAGCCATTTTATTTTGGCTTTCCATGTATTCTAGTTTCTCATAGTAGTCAATCATTTCGTCTAAATGCTGTAAAGCAATAGTTTCCTGAACGATTGGGTTATCTGAGTGTTCTGATTCTGTTTTCATACCCTTTCTGAGCTGCTCTTCGGCATAATCTAAAGGAACGTCCTTTTCTTTGGCTATTTGCTCAATAGTCTTTGAAGGCTTAAATAATTCAAGACCTAACTCCATTTTCATTAAATCGTGCTGAGAAGGTATTTCCATACCCATTTCAGCAGTAGTTTTACCATTAAGTATATCTTTTATCTTTCTCTCTTGTCTTTCGATTCTATTTTTCAAGTCATAGGTATTATAATCTTTATAAACGTCAATACCCATTTCTTTTAATCTATTTTTTATATATCCGTCTTTAGGACACTCCAATCTTTCTTTGTCATTTGGGTCATCACCAAGACAAACGGAATCCCCGATTATAAACTTATATCCCCTAAAACCGCCCTCTTCTATTCTGACTTCAGGTATACCTTTGGCAACAATTTCAGCTATGGCATCGGCTTTTTCTTTGGCTTTTGCCTCAATAATAGATAGTTGGAGTTTTTGTTTTGCTAGTGTTTTAGCTGCATTTGACAAGTTGGGGAAAGAAGATTTTTGAGCTCTGTCAGTATAACCTAATAAAATAGGAACTGAATCAGAACTTACCACTTTCAAATCACCATTTGGCATTTGTATTGTGTACTTATGTACTATATCCCTTCCCGTTTCAGCACTTATGTCTGCCTGTGTCCAATCAGATACTCTTTTTGAAATAGCTTCACCTTCTGATTTAGTAAATGAAGTGTCCCATTGAAATGACCATGTATAAGAAATAAGTTTAGCTCCATTTAAGCCTACTAATGGTGGGTCAAAAACTATTGTTTCCATAGGTCTGAATCTACTACTTGCACTTACAACTTTACCAAAATCAGTAGCACCACCATCTGCATACCTTATATCAGGATTTTTGGAATCAAAGGTAGTGTTTGTGCCATCTGCAAGTTTGATTTGATTTGATTGAAAAACACAATAATAGTCGTTACCATCTTCGTTAGGAACTCTAAACCCGTCATATTCTTTAGATATTTTAGGAGTATATTCATCAGTTACATACATATTTTTTATATTCAAAAAACATTGTAAATTTTTATCCCCCCAAATATGTCTCACTGAAAAATAAAATCTTGGTTCAATTTTCCTTAAACCATATTGTTTAGTATACTCATCGAATTCTTCGTCAGTTCTATTTCCTCTAAATTCTTTAATAGCTTTGCCATTAACATATTCAACTGCATATGGCATAAATTCATAGAATAAATCTCCGCTTGTTCCATGATACACTACTAACGGCTCTCCGTTTTCGTCTACAACCTTTGAGGCATTTTCGGGGTCATTTTCCCAATCCCCAAACCATGATTTGAACTCAGGGGTACGGACTAAATGCCATTGTTCGTGATTTAGATTGCTTGGCTTACCATTTGGAGCTAAATGCTTTGACATATCCCCGCCTAAGTGATACTCACCAATCGGTTCAGGGTCATAAAATGTTCTGTTATCAAACCCGCATTTGTGACAAATGTATTTATCAGATTCATCAGAATCAGAGGTATTCCAATGCCACCCACAATTAACGCAAGTGATTTCTTGACCTACAGAACCGCCTTTTTCCATTAAGTCATCGTCCTGAACGTATGCAGCTTTAACCTGCTGACCTGCCTTCTTTTTAAGGAATTTATTTACTCTTGCAAATCCCCATGCTTGTCTGCTATTTGGAGCTCCACCTGTAATTGTAGGTCTGTGAGAAGTAGAATAAGCACCCATACCTCTACGCATAACTGCTTTTAGGGTTGCAACGCTTACCTTATTTTTTGGGTGACTTTCGTTGTAATCTTTTGCCTTTTGGCTTAAAGTACCTAATATGCTTTCACTTAGTTCAATTCCTTTGGCTGAGGCTTTAGAACTAGCACTTCCGACCTTGTTTTTGTCAGAGCCATAAATTCTGTCTTTTTTAGGAGCAGGGGTTTTTGATAGGCTTTTCGGCATTGAGAAAACTTTTTTTGAAAAATAAGGAAAAAATTTGTATAAAATTAGTACTTATATTTGTATCTCAATATTTTTTAACCCCAAAATTCAAAAATCATGTTTCAAGGATTTTTCGACATTAAAAGCGACAAGTGGCTTGGTGGTGTTAATGTACACAATACATTAGCTCTAATCGGCATTGGCTACCTAGTAGTTAAGGCTTGGAAAAAGTAATTGCTCCCCTGTGGGGGCTGACTTTCGCAGAATAGACCCGTTTTTCGAGAGATTGACGGGTTTATTTTTTACCCTAACCTCTTAATATCGTCTGAGAATCCTTTTGATATTGAATGCCAATCTAGACTCTTAACATACTTCAAAGCCTTTTCTTTTATCAATTTTTGGTCTAGTGCGTTACTACGCTTATCTTTATCTACCTGACTAATCACTTCGGCTATTTCATAGATATTACACTTCCAACGTATGATATTATCAATATTGTGAACGTCAGGGGATAGTTCCTCTAAATAGTAGCACCTTTCACCACTCTTACCCCCTAATTCTCCAAAAGAAGTGTGTCTAGGCATAATTACGGGTGTACAAGTTGCCATAGCCTCCGTAACTGTAAGTTCCCAACCCCCACCTGTTGCTGTGGTGATAAAGCAATCTGAGGCATTATATATCTTATTAAGGGTTTCTACACTAGCTCCTTTATTGTAATCTTCTTCAGAAGGAAACATATAATCTACACCCTCTACAAGTGGAGTTTGCTGCATTACCCTCTTTAAGTCCCAACCTAAAGGGTCTTTTGGATTCATGTGCAGATATAAAAATGCGTTTTCGTTAAATTGCTTCTTGTATTCCAAAAAGCCAAATATGGTTGTAGGTATATCCTTTCTAGGTTGATTTCTATTGATATTCGTAACAATAAACTTATCAGAATTGCTACCAAAATATCTATTCCTGAATACTTGAATTTCAATTTCAGGCATGAGAAAGAAGTCTTTCGTGTTTGTACCATGTGGCACAACCTTCACTTTTCCCTTCAAATCAGGTCTTTGAATAAGCACCTCTTTACGTCCAAATTCTGTGTAAGTAGCTAGAACGTCAAAAAATTCAAGTCCAACACATAGGTTTGGTACAAGTGTAGAATCTACAGGAAAATACAATATTGATTTAAAATTTGGCTTATTAGCTAGTCTCTTTTCCTCTTTAAACTTCTTTAAGTGAGGTACTAAACCAATAGTAACACCCAAGTCTTGAAGTATAAATAATACGTCATAGTCATTATCAAGTACTGATTTAAGGAAGGTATATCTACCAAAATCGTCCTTTTGATTGTCCGTAAGTTTAGCTGAAATAATACGAGTTCCGTCCTCTTCTGTATAAGGGTCTCCAAAATAGTTAATGGCTACAATATCGAACTGAGCCTGAGCTCCTAATTGCTTTTTCCAATTCTGCATTAAATTCTTTGATACAGATGCAAACCCCGTAAAGCAGTTGTAATCAAAAAGGCAAAGTACTTTTATTTGTTTCATGTTTATTTTTTGTAAAGTAATTAATTTTAATTGTTTTTTACGGTATTAAATTTGAATCTAAATATGATACCAAAGTTCCTTCATTTAAATAAAATGGATATTTGTTAGCAGCTTTACTCCTACAAAATCCGTTCATATAAGTCATCCTATCCTGTGGGGACATATTCGGCTCACTGCCATGTACAATCTTTACAGACCAAATCAATACACTTCCTTTTGTTGCAGTATACTTTGTACCTTTTCTACCTTCTCTATTGAATATTCTAAGATTTGAAGGAGGCTCAATTATTGATTCTTTATGTGAGCCATCTATAAACTCTATTGCTCCATTTTCTTCAGTTATGTCATCTACAGCTATGATTGTCTGAAAATAGTCATCCTCTACGTCTTCGTTGAAAATATTTGACTCTCTAAACATGATGTCCTGATGCCATGCGAATTGGTCATTATCACCTGCCTCTCTGAAATATATTTGATTATTAATTTGTCTAACGTCTTGTCCAATAAACTCTTTAACTAAGTTTACCATTCTGTCATCTACCCTTATCTTGTTTAGATACGAATTACATAAAGCAGGGAAAAATATTAGACTTCTTTTATTATAAGCGGTCTGTGATGGTTGGTGTGGATAGCCTGAATTTGTAATATCTATATCATTTACGCTGTATGCTTGTCTTTTAATTTCAGAACACTCTTCAGATGTGAAGACATTAGGTATTACGACAATTCCATTTTTCTTGTATAGGTCTTTGTATTTTTCCAAAGTAATTAATTTTAATTGTTTTTATCTATGGCAAAAAGCACCACAACTTACCTCTTTTTTCAATGATTTGTATAGTTTTTCAATATCAGGAAACATTAATTTTTCGTTTTCGCAATCAATCATTAAATCCCTGAGCCTCTTTCCATTACCCATAATTGAGTAGAATTTTTTTCTCTTGTCTTGTATTTTCTCTTCAAATTCCAAAACTTCCATAAACTCATTATAGTTCAAATGGAACATAGCTTTGTACTCTTTTTCACTTTTGAAGAAACACATTCTACAACCCCCTCTCATCATATAAACAGGGAAGTTTGGGTGCATACCATGTTGTTTTAAGATTTCCTCACAGTCATTCCTATCGTAACCATCTGCAATCAAAGGATAACTATATTTCACATTTGGCATAGCCTCTAAACTACCTGTTCTTCCTTGTTCATCAAAATTAAACCCAATCATTAACTCACATTCTCCTTGCTCCTTTAAGTATTTATCTATGGGTGCTGCTTTGAAATAATTGGTACAAAACCTCATTTGTTGGCTTGGCATAACTTTACAAGCTACTATCAAGTCCTCTAAACTTGTATATAGCTCATTTTTATACATTTTGCCACCTAGTATTCTAACTAAATTGAAATCACCCCTATGAAAGTCTTTAAGATATTGTTCTACTTTATCTATTCTTTCATACATTTCTTTATGTTCTGCACCTGTATCACACCAAATGGCAGTTGCTCCTTTTCCGTATAGGAGACACATGGTAGTGCTTTCAACACCGCCACTAAACGATATATACTTTTTCATGGTTTAATTGGTTTTTTTCTGTAAGGCATATGCCAAATCTATGATTGTTTTTTCTATTTCATCAGGGTCATATCCAACTCCAATACAAGCTGCAAGAAAGCTCTCGAACAAATCGTTTAGGTCTGCATCAGGCTTTTTTATAGTAACTGAGCTATCAAAAGTTTCTATTGTGATTGTACCCAAAGTAATTAATTTTAATTGTTTTGTGCTAAATATCTTTTGTATGCTCTTTCGTATGCCTCTCTATTAAATTCTTCAAAGACATTCTCTTCATTTACACAATTCTCATAAGTCAGATAAAATACATCGTGGTCTCTTGTATACAGATATATTGTTCTTCGTAAAAAATTGTCTTTCAAACTTACTTGGTATATAGTGTCCATTACCTAAAAATTAAATAGCCACCGCCAAGTCCTGCAATAAAAGTTCCCCATTTTGCAAGTTTCTGCCTTCTAGCTATACTCCTTTGAAGTTTATACTTTTGGTCTAGGTTATCTAGCATCTTTTTGTAATTATCTATTGTATCTTCAAAACTCCACATCATTTTATTGTTAAGAGCATCCTTTTCCCTCAAAAAAGTTATTATTGAGTCTTTTAGAACGATACGACCTTCAAGTAGGTTTACTTTCTGATTGGTTAAGTCAAGCTCCTCCTTTACTAGTTTACCCTGCTCTATTTTGACAATAGCAGCCTTTAGCTGTGAATTAGGCAGACAAGTTACTGAGTCATTTGAGGTCTGAGAAATACCTCGAAATGCTGTCAGAATTGTAATTACGAACAATATCTTTAGCTTTTTCATATTTTGGTTTTATGTCATTTATCTTTTTGTCTATAGCAGAAACCTTACTTATCAGCTCTCTTTCCATACATTCTATGGTCTCAATCTGCTTTTGCCTCTCTATAAGCTGTAGGGAAATGGAATCCCTTTCAGCCTTATAAAAGTCATTTTTACGGAGTAGACTATCATTAATCTTCTCAATTTGTTTAATTTTATTTTTCAGGTCTTTAGTTCCTGTGTCAAATAGTCCAACGTACCCAATAACTACTATAATGATTACTAGGACGTAGGTAAGCCAATTTTGTTTTAATTTATTCATAGTGTCTCTTCTTTTAAGGAATATAGCTCAACTGCTACCTTTTCGTCAAATTCATCTACAAATTTCGTGCTGATTTTCTCATTTTCCATTCTTATTTGAAAGTAGGAAAACGGTTTATCCCCGAAAAAGTACTTTATGTATACAGCAGATTTCTCTACTATATTACAGATAGTGCAGGTAGCAAGTCTGTTATTTATATTTATTTTTAATGTCCTCACCATAAATAGCGTTGTGTTTTAACATCAATTCTCCTATTACGATATTAGTACTTATTCCGAATAAAATCAAAAATGTAAAGTTCATTTCAGAAAGATAAGCCTTTTTGAAGTACGTTAAAATTAGGTAGGTACAGATAACCACTATATTAAATACAAATAGGGCTATTAGAAAATATTTCATTTTGATTATTTTGTGTTTGTGTCTATTGATATAACCACCGCTTCAGAAATTCCCTTTTCCTCTTTATTGTAAGGGACTGTATATACCTCTTCATTTGGCATTCCACCCCACTTTTTGATAAAGAGCTCCTTATTGTTTATGTAATTACCTAAAAGAGGGTCTTTAAGTATGGTTTGGGAGTTTAGGTAGACATCGGGGTTTAGGTCATCTTCGTATTTGATTTTGACACCTGCTAGTTTCATTCTGTAGGCATAGTCGTTATCTTCAAAATAGCACTTTTCAAAGTCTTCGTCAAACTTACCAACTGAGTCGTAAATTGACTTTCTAAGCACAAAAGAAGACCAATTATAAGCGGAACGGCAAACCTGAAAGGTATTGTCATTTCCTTTTTTAAGCATCTTTTTTATTATGTCTTCGTCCTTTTGTAAGATTACGTCATCATTTAGAATCAAAAAGTTAGTTTCCCCGAAGTAAGAGGCATATGCAATCAGGCAGTTCCAAGACCTTGCTACTCCCATTGGTTCAGGGAATCCTAATATGGTAACATTTGGATTTGAGCTACCTAGCTCCTGCTTACCGCTGTCTACTACGATAATTCTAGTACTTGGATAGGCTTTCTCATAGTGGTCTAACGCTTGAACTAAAAGGTCTTTCCTATTAATTGTAGGAATAAGGATGCAGAAATTACTCATGGTTTTGTTTTAGTATTTATTAAAATTTTCTCTATGTCTTCTATAATATAATAGCCCCTGACTTACATGGCTTACATTTGCTCCTGCCACTTTTAGTTTATTCCAAAGGTTCAGGTCTTCATCAGTTCTAGGTGAAGTTCGGTTATGTTCATATCCCCCTACGCTTAAAGCCAATTTTACGTCATACATCATACTTCCATGATGCTGACCCTTCCTTGACCAATACCAATCCCCAAAGTGAAGATTTACCTCTCTTGGATAAAACGTCCGAATTTCGTCTCTGAGCTCACCCGTTACCACTATGTCACAAACTATTACGTCTGTCTTCTCTTTAGATAGCTGCTCTAGGGTATCAGGTCTAAGCCAATTATCAGCTCCAACAAAAATAACCATATCTGTCGTAACTCTCTCTAACATATCTTGAAAATTTGCCACTACACCCAAATTATTTTCTCTAAGTACAAATTCTACTTCGGGGTATATTTTAATTAGATGCTCACAATCCCCTGCTCCGTCATCTACGAAAAGAATCGTATTGAATTTCTTAGTCTGACATAATACGGATTCTATACAATTAGCTGCCAAGTGACCATAATGGTATGAGGCTATTACACAAGTATATGTCATAATTTATCAATTATTGTTCTTACCTGTTTCCAATGGTCTGAGTCAATACCATGTTTTAATAGCTCTCTATTATATGATTCAGCAATATATTTAGCCATATCCTTAACAGCCCTATCAATATTAATTTCAGGTATTAAGTTTAAATTATGAGGGAAACATCCCCATGTACCTGTTTGAATTATAGACCTACAATCTCTTAATAAGATTAAAGCATCTTGATTAGGTGTAAATTCCATGTCATTCTGTTTCATTGTCATGATATTGTAAGTATTGATTATAGGCTTTAGGGTTCTCGTTCTTTAAGTGCTCTAATGAATTAAGGATTCTGTCCATTTTCTTATTATTAATATAAAGCTCATGGGCTAAAGAATCTACTATATCATTTTGATTATGGATAGTTTTCTTAATCTCTCCGTTCTGTAACGCTAATACGATAACTCCTACAAAAGCTATTGAGGATAAAAGAAGTACCCAAAGTACATTTTCTATTTTTTTTAATATTGTCATAGGTATGGTCTGTAAATTTTATAACACCAATCTTGTTCAGAGGGGTTTTGACTACCTTGAGTTACACTCCAAGCCATTTCATATCCCGCCTCTTTAACGCAATCTATTACTAAATTATTGAATTTTCCATAAGGATAGGCAAAAAATCTCATTGGGAAAGGAGGGGTTATTTCCTGCATGATTTCACTTCTGCTGAGTTTGGTAAGGTCGGGGTGGGAAAAGGTATGCCAACCGATTTCAAAGTCTAAAGTGTCACGCATTTCGTAAATTTCGTCCCATGTGCAGTACTGCTCTAATTTGGGTACATGAGCTAAATCAAACTTGTTGTCCTTTCCTACATAATCACCCATTACAAATAAAACACCCCTTTTACCAACCAAAGTGTCTCTATTGTCGTATACGTTTTTATAGATTCCGTCAAATCCTATCAGGTCGTTACAAGCTAGTATCTGCTCCCTAGTGTGATAGTTCGAGTGGTTTTCAGTTCCAATATTGTGTGCTAGTACCATTATCTTATTTTATAAAGAGTTGTTCTTTGGGTAAATTCCCTATAATTAAAATTAATTGTTTTTATTGATTCTCCAAAATCATAATCTATAAGCCATTCTGCTATACCTGATATTAGGATATGCTTACTGCTGCATTTCATTATCATATCGTAAATAGCTTTGTGGTCATACTGAGGGTAAAGCGTTCCCGTACTGACTACTAGGTCGAATTTCCCTTCAGGTCTAGTTACAGCCTTTACTATTTGGGGTAATCTAGACATAGCGTTATCTGATAGGTCAAGACCAAATATTTCTGCTGCAGGTAGCTTTTCAGTTACAAAGCCTTCGCCACAGCCAATATCTATTGCCCTTTGATATAAAGGTTCGTCTTCTAGAAGTCCTAATATAAAGTCCCTTCTTTTAAAATCTTCAGGGTTTGAGAAATACCCCCATTGGTCAGGTTTGTCATACCAACGCTCTAAATCTTCTTTTGTCTGCATATAATTAAAATTAATTGTTTTTTGTTAATAAGGTTTTTACTACTTCTTTCATTTTAGGAGGTATTCTAGTTGTACATTCCCAAAAAGGAAGTCCTAACGTTTTGGCATTCTTTAATTCAAAGTATATGATTTGGGGTATCTGTGATTTAGAAGAATGGAGCTTTATATTAGCCTCAACAAGCTCATTTATGATTTCTTTTTTTAATTCGGTCTTCATACTAGAATAAAGGTATTTGTTGAAACTTGTCTTTTTCTAAAACTATTTCCTGAGCTATTTGTCCCCCTTGTTGCTGTCTTTGTTCCCATTCCTCACCCCTTAATTCAGGATTGTGCTCTTGTATCTTTCTCCATATCCTAGATATAGTCTGTGGGTTAGTTAGCTTATATGAGAATAGAGCGTCATAGTAATCAGGCTTACTTATTCCCCAAGTCATCATTTCAATGTCATGGACTTGTTTTACGACTAGCATCCAATTATCCCTTGATTCTTTGTTGTTTGTTAAAATGCTAAAAGTCATTCTAGATATATAACCTTTGTTCTGCATAGTAATTAATTTTAATTGTTTTTAGAATAATGTTATTTGAGTTTTTAATGGCAGGATTCTCTTTTCCGCTATTTTGCAATATTCCTCACTCATTTCACTTCCTATGTATTTTCTATTCCTTCTAAGACAAGCTACTGCTGTGCTGCCCGTTCCCATAAATGGGTCATAAATAATTCCTTTTTCAGGGCAACCTGCTATTATAGGTTTGTGAATTAGGTCTTGGTTGTAAGAGGCATAGTGCTTATCAGATGTTGGTTTGGTAGGAATATCCCAAAAGTCTGCAACGTCTCCACTATTTTTACCTTTAGGATTGTTTTCCTTTAGCCCTGATTTTAGACTGATTTCAGTCATTTGGTCATCATACTTATCGTCAAATTGTAAGATTTCTTTGAGGGTAGACCAATCTTCTGCCGAAGGGTAACTACCATTCTTTTCAAACCAATGATGAGGGGCTTGAGTTCCGAATACATTTTCTATTTGCTGTATTGTCAAACCAACTTCATTTCTAGCGTTAGATAAATATTGCCTAAGTTCTTCGTGTGGTGGCAAATCCCTTACCTCTACTACTAAATTTCTAAAATCTTTGTCTAATACAGAGTATTGAGGTTTTACCCCTTTCGATTGTCTATACCCTACTAAATCTCTTGTAATATCACCTTTGTTACCTGTAAAATCATATTCATATCTTTTTAGGCTTTCGGCTTTTACTTTATCCCTTATACCATCTAAGTCAAAATAATATTCAGTTGATTTAGTCATAAAGAAAAAATATTCATGCTTTTTACTGAACCTATCAGTTACAGACTCAGGCATACCATTTCTTTTAGCCCATATAATGTCATTTCTCATTATCCAACCCCTTTCTATACAACCTATTGCAAATCTGTGAGGAATTAAAAGAAGGCATTTACTTGGTAATCTTATATCATTCTTGCCATTAGGAGCAGGTTTCAAGCTCTTATTGTATTTTTTGTACGTTTCCCTTTCTTGCTCAATTTTATGACCTCCACCTGTACCATTGTAAGAATCCCCTAAATTTATCCAAACTGTACCTGATGGTTTTAACACCCTATATATTTCGTCCATCATTTCCCATAGGTGTTCTAGGTATTCTTGAAATGTAGGTTCTAAACCCCATTGACCTTCATAGCCATAGTCTCTAAGTTGCCAATATGGAGGGCTAGTAATGACACAATCTAAAAAGTCATTCGGCATACGCTTCAATGTATGTAAGCATGGCTCTTTATATATCTTATCTAATTCAATCATGGTTTTTTTTTAATAAAAGTAATTAATTTTAATTGCTTTCTTGGTTTATTATGATATTGTTCATTTGCTCAATAGCCTTAAATATCTGATAAGCTACCTGAGGTACTATTGCGTTTCCCCCTGCTTTGAGTGATTCTTTTCTCCATTTAGAAAAGGTAATTCCGTCCAATCTTTCGGAAAGCCCATCATTTCCATTACAAAGCGGGTATTGAGTTGGGAAGTCTTCCCACGAGGTGTTTTGCATACTTCGTGCATTTGGTTTACTAAACTGCTCCCCATTTGCATTTTCGGATTGCCTCTCGTACACCCCCCGTTCTTGTCCGAAGCTGTTGGAGTTTTCAGCATACCCTTCCATTCTATTGACTCCTGATAGGTCATCTTGTAGTCTAATTCCTTCGGCACTTGATAGTGTTTCTTGATTTCCATCCAATCCTCTATTGTCGGATAACTGAACCATGTTATGTCCTTTCTGTACCAATGTTCGACTTTCGTTAGCTTTAGATTTGTCTTTTCTGCTAACTCTTTGTGTGTTCCTATTGTTACTATCCATTCCAAAAACTCTTTCTGTGTCGGTAGCTTGGTTCGTTTCATAAACTCCTTTGATGCTAGTTCCTCCGCTAGTTCCATATTGTCCCTCAGTAATTCTATGTGAACCGCATCCGTTAAGGTCTTTTGAATCTGCTGACCTGAACTTCTCATTGTTGCTCCCATTAGCATTTTGGCTGCTCCCGTCATGTCTCCGTTCTTGCTGCTGTCCATACAAGTCGGGGTAGGTAGCATTTTCTTTGTCCATCCTGAATTGTGTTCTAAATGCCTTAGACTGTAATCGTTCTCTCTTACTGTACTCACAAAGTCCGATGCTTGTGGAGTCGGTAGTAGTTTTTGTCTTGCTAGTTTCGTTAAACTCATTTGATTTTCTGTCGGAGAGCCTGACATCTTCGTTCCTTCTGAGGCTAATGGCGTTGGCAGCATTGTATGCAACGAACCATATTCTCTCTCTTTTATGCGGGGCATTGACACTTGCAGCAGGAATAATAAACGGTTGGACTTCATATCCTTCCCTTTCCAAGTCATCGCACACCTCGTGGAATACCATTCCCCCTCCCCAACTAACAAGTCCACGAACATTCTCGCCAATAACCCATGTGGGTTGTATTTCTTTAATAGCTCTAAGCATCTCAGGAAAGAGATGTCTTTCATCGGCTTTCCCTTTTCTAAGTCCTGCTGTTGAGTAAGGTTGGCAGGGGAATCCACCTGTAATGATGTCAATGTTTCCTCTGTGAATAGAGAAGTCTGTTTTGGTAATGTCATTGTAACTAATTGAATTTGGAAAATGATGTTTTAATACTTTTTGACCGAAGGGATTCCACTCACAGTGAAATACGTTTTCCCACCCCATCCATTCCGCTGCTAAATCAAATCCCCCGATTCCACTAAATAAACTACCGTGTCTCATATAATTAATTTTAATTGTTTTTGAAATAAGAGACGTGAACTTTTTTAAGTAGCTGTATGATGTCAGTTTCATCGAACTTCTTACATACGATATACTCCCTAGCATATTTCTTACGTTTCTCTTCAGGGTTTTGGTCTGAGGAGGTTTGCTTAATACCTCTTAAAACGCTTTCCATATTACGTTCCTCTTTCTCCTTTCTGATTTTAACGTCCCCATAGTTTAGAGCCTCTTCTATTTCCTCTTTGGTTGGGTTTACCTGACCTGTAGTCTTCATCCATTTGTATATTGACTCCTGAGTGTCCCAAAATGTATTGTTTTCTTTATAGGACTCATAAATAGATATTAAGTACTCTTTGAAGACCTGACACTTGTATTCAGCGGTTACTTCTGTTTTAGTATCTAAATCCCGTCTACTTTCAAATCTTTGCTTGTTATAGGCAATTTCATTTACTAGCTGCATCTTTCTAGCTTCATAAGACTGCATACACTTGGATATATAGAAGGCAGATATATTCTTTTGGGTTACGAACCCTACATCTATTTTCCCACCTATTGACCAATTCATAGCGGTTTTGATGTCAGCCAAAGTGAACTTACCAAAGTTGTCATAAATGAATTGACAGATAACCACTAGCTCTGCCTGAGTGGAATCATTGGTTACTCCTAATAAAAGTCTCCATTGAGCCATAACTTTTACAAGTTCAGCCATGTCATCGGCATCATAGTTCATTATCTTTTTCTCTGAGAAGGTTCTAGCTACAACTAGCTCATCGTCTGTTTTTATCCAACTTCCAATTAAAACGTTGGGCTTTTGCAACGCTATCTGAGAGTTTACTGATTGTGTCTTTTGGAGTTCTTGGTTGTTCATTTAGGTATTTTGTGAATTTTTGTCCAAATAGGGTTTGTGGTCTTATATACTGTTCGTATTCCGTTCCTTTCCATTGTGCTACTTTAAGTAAGGTTACTTTTTTGAAGTCTTCTAAAGTGTGCCCTTTCTCAATTAAGGCTTTAATTAGATTTTGAGCTTCAGCGTAGTTAAAGGCATTTTGGGTTTGGGTTTTGAAATAGTCGAGTATCAGGTTTATATCCTCTATACTCATAGTATATCAGTTATAGGTACGTCTAATGCGTCAGCAAACTTCTTAGCTGTATCTAGCTTTGCTATAGGTCTAAAACCACTACAAATATTAGATAGGTTGGTAAGAGCTATGAAGTAGCCTGTTCTTTCAAATAGGATTTCAGCAAATTCCCTTTGCGTCATTTTCCTCTCCTTTAGGATTTGCCCCAACTTACTTCTAGTATAGGGTTTCTGTTTCTTTTGTGTTTGTTCCATTAGTAATTTATTTTGATTGCAATTTATTTTAATTATACTAATTTTTAATTGCTTTTTATCCCCAATTAATTTTAGCCTCTCTGAATGTAGTAGTAGTACCTTCAAAAGTCCCTTCTACTATTTCGAAATCTACAACTGTATCGTAATCTTCATTAGTAAGCCTTCCTGCATCTTCTCTACAAACGACTATGCTACTTGCAGCTCTATCAAGATTTGTTCTATCTAAAACAAATATTAAGCCATCGTCTGACGATATTGAACCATTCGCATACTTATGGTCATTTCCATGTGGATAGGTTATAGTCCAATAGGCTGCACCTGTACCTGCCGTTCTTTTTAATATTCCTTTCATGTAATTAATTTTAATTGTTTTTTTAGTCTTTAGTTAATTCAGCCATTTTAGCGTTCAGGTGAGTTAATAGGTCTACCATAAAATCGGTTTTGCCATGCAGCCTATTTATTTCATACTGCTCAATAATTAAATCAGCAAAGTGCTCAGGGCTATTTGGTATTTCGTCCTTTCTCCTTTCAAGAAGGATAATCTCACCTGATATAATATGTTTTTGCTTTTGGCAGAAATTATAGATACTCTCTGCAAAATGATACAGCTTTTCTTTATCGGTCATAGTAATTAATTTTAATTGTTTTCGTCAAATAAGATTTCACTACCGTTTACTTTGGTCACAGGGTTATTATACTCCAATTTATATTGGAGGAACAAGCTCAACATCTTTTCATACGATTCCTCATGCTCCTTTTCAGTAAACTTGACATCAACATCCTTTAATTCAGCCCTATCCCAAATAGCAAAAACGTATTGAGTCTTTACTTCCAACCTATTAGTTACGGTAGGTTTAATTCTTTTCTCTAACCTTAATTTTTCATAACTATTGATAATAGATATTTCAACAGGCACATATACTTCTTTGTTCTTTTTGTACCATTGAGTAGCCCAAGTATCATTTTCAAAATGTTCTGAGTCTACATAAGTATCGTCTACTTTAAATGTGTAACGATAATAATTGCTTGAAGTGCTAGATTTTTCTAATTTGAAGTTCATGGTGTTTGTTTTTATGGTTTAAAAATATTTAGGGAAATCGGATTTATGACCAATATGGATAAAAGAATCCCGTTGGAACGTATGGGGTAGCTTTTGGAAGACATCCCCCTTTGAAGTAATAAAGTATTCGCTGCCACCTAGTGTATTAAACACATCTAGGGCATCTTTTGGCATTCCATAGCCGAAGGTGAAAACGTTGGTTGCTGTACGCTGAAGGTACTTGCGTGTTAAGATTTTAGCTTTCATGGTCTTATTGGTTATTTGGTGATTATTTCAAAAGTGTAGTTACCGCTTTTATCAGCTCTTGTAAATAGTTGTAATAAACCCTGAGCCTCATTTGTATTTTGGAGCTGTGCATCACTTTCATGACCCCAATGCTCTGACTGACCTAAAGCACCCAAGTCTATGTAACCTACAAAGTATCGTACTTGATTTAGATAGTTTTGATTGGAAGATTTGATTCTAGTTCTTTTGATAACGTAGTTTTTCATGGTTTAAATGGTTTTAGAATATAAAAATACTAAATTCTCATTACTAGCAATAACAAATCTGTTAAAATTTTGTTAAAGAATACTAAATGCTATTAACAAGTCATCATTTTTAGATAGTGGGAGCTCCAAAAATAATTCCTGTTTTGCTACTTCGCACAGAAACGGCTCAAATTTCCATTCAATTTCCCGACCTAACAAAATACCCCACTTGTAGAATAAAACGGAAATTCCCGCCTATAAAGTGGTCAGCAATCACCATTCACCACCCACCGCCACATTCCACAACCCGAAAACCCCCACAAATCCACTCCTCCACCTATTTGAGCTCATCCCCCCTCACTCCTCAATCTATTGGAGGACTTCTCGATACCCATAACCCACCATAACCCCATAAACCCCCATAAAATCCATTTTAAGCCCCATACAGCCCATTTATCCCATAACCCTATACTTTCTATTCCCCTGAGCTATTGACAGGCTCTATACCCCTTAAAAAAAAGAAATCCCACCATAGACATGGCAGGACTCTTGTGACAACTAAAAAAACTCTAAGTATGAATATGACCAAATCAAAGATACCCATTTTTTCCATACTAGGCACTAGGCACTAGGCATTAACCCCACTATCTAGGCACTAGGCATTTGACCTACCATAAAACCATATACCCCCAACGTTCCGTAGACTCTAACTATTGACAGGCTCTCCTCTGTGTATACCTTTCTTTCCTTCCACCCTCCGAACCTCCCTTCCCTCTCTTTTAACTCAGTCACTCCTTATGCTAGAACTCCACCTCCCTTTCTTTCTATAGGTATTCTTTTACTTGCATTGTAAACCCTACACTCCCCTGACCTCCTATAACCCATACACCCTAACTAACTACTAGAACTCTATTCCTGATTACTGACAGGCTCACTAGAGGTTACTCCCTTCCCTTCAATAACACCACCCCTTTATTTCTGACGAAATATCTTATACCTACTATTTTTTTTTACTTACCTACTTATTTATCCTATTAATTCCTTTTAACTAGTAATGAGTTTTAATTATAATGAATATTAATTACTAATAACTATTTACTTAATATAATTGTGTAG